CCTGACTCTATTCTAACGAAGCTTTAGCTTCGTTAGAATATAAGTCCCAGGACCTAACTGGTGATAAACTCTGCAATAAAGAAGCTCTTTGAGCTTCTTTATTTCTGAGTATCACCGGTATACTGGAGAAACAGCAGTAGTGAAACAAACAAAAGTTCGGTGTGGTGCCCACACACTATATTATTTTTAACGCGACCACTAACAGTATGGATTCAAAGTTATATCGTCTTCCAACAAAGCCAAACTTGTATGCCACCTCTATGTCCTCTCGTCCCATGCAGCCGAACGGATTTCAGACAGCCCCCACAGAGGATCTTCGGTATCCTGGCTGGGCCGCACCCGTGGAAGATGGGCGTCTCTTCACGGATTACCGTTTCAAATGTGAAACGAACATCCCCGTGGAGAAGCAGGAAAAGTCTCGTGTCTGGATGCAGAGAAATGCAGAGAAGATTATCCTCATTTCGCGGGAAAGACAAGCATCTTCGGCGGGAATGAAGTATAGCTACGACCCGTCGGTTGTTCCTCCCGCCGAGATGATAGCGGACTGCAGAAAGTTTGGCTGCACACTCACGGAAACAGGGAAGGAGCACGGAGTTGGTATGGTGAGAGCAAATACTCCCGCACCAGATCTCTTTGGTACATTTGAAGTGCCGAAGACGCTTTTCGGAGCCCCGAAACCGAATATTCAGATCACGACGAAGTATGAGGGTGGACGGAATACGCCTCGGAATTAGACGGTAACGTCGTGCATGTATAAAGAGATACTCTATCTCCTTCTAGATGACAACCCTTGCATTTGATATTGGTATCCGAAACTTGGCCTGGTGCTTAGTGAAAAAGGGGGAGACGAAACACACTGTCCTAGGATGGCAGAACTATGATCTTTTGCGCGGAGAGGGACATGAAGTCGGTGTCCAGAAGATAACCTGCTCCGAATGTTCTGCAAAGGCGGCATATACCAAGGCAGGTACACTCTTTTGTGCTCGGCACGCGGCCTCGCCACTTCGTGATCTGAGTGGTGTTCTCCTCAAGAAGCTTCCTTCCCTCCCCGAGATGAAAAAGATCCTGCTCGCAAAGGGAATTGTGGGCGGAGTGGCCAAGAAGGCTGTAGCCGAGGAGAAGCTTGCGACGATTTATAGTCTTCCGATTGTAAAGGTGAAGGTGAAGAAGGCACTTGATACTGAGCTTACGGTGTTGCATGATGCCATTCGCAAGTTCATCACGGATCACCTCGTACTCTTTCGGCAGGCTGATAAGATTCTCTTGGAGAATCAACCCGTTCTGAAAAACCCTACCATGAAGTCTGTGCAGATTCTTTTGTTTGCGACGTTGAGAGATCTTTTACCCGGCCCGCCAAAGCTCTTTCTTGTGCACGCCTCCAAGAAGGTACAGGGAGCGGCAACAGGAGACGCGGGGTACAAGGACCGAAAGAAGGGTTCCGAGGAACGGGTTCGTAAGGATCTGGATGAGAAGATTGCTGAGCCCCATGCCTGGAAAGAGTTGTTTGAGAACCACGCAAAGAAGAACGATTTAGCCGATGCGTTCTGCATGTGTATGGATAAGATTTCCGAGTAAAAGATGGTGTCCTATCGCATCTATATAATTTATCATAAATTCCTAACCCTTGATGCATACAAGGACCTAGATAGAAAATATATACAAGATCATCTGCAGTTTGTTGGAGTGAATGGAAAAATCCAAAAGACGATTCCAACTGAACTTGCACCCTATTCCTTTCAGGAGCGAGAGTTGCCTAATTTTGATCCCTTCATGCAAGCAAATCGTTTCTGTGAGAGCAGTGTCTTCTTTCACGTGGCCCGGAACGAGGAACGTCTTCTGGCACCCTACGATTTTGTAGGCTTTTTACATTATGATATGGTTATTAATAACAAACTCTTTGAATGTATCGATAGTTCAGTTGAGGATTCAGAGAAGATTCTGTTTTATCATTCAAAGAAGAAAGGATTTGATCATTTGGATCAGGCTATCGGGTTTCACGGATGGACCCATGTAATTGCAATCTACAATGCACTCTTTGGAACAAATCATGCACTTGTTGAGATACTTCAGGGCGATCTTCCTCTTTATCACTCGTATATGATGCATAAAACGATGTTTACGAGAATGATGTTTTTTGCACATCATTCTATCCCTCGCATCTTTGAAATGCTTGGGTATAGTACGGAACATCTTCCATATCATATTGAACGAAACCATGGGATCTTTCTTCTTCTGCAAAAACTTGACGGGCATCTAACCAAGTGGATTGAGTTACCCGGTATACATCATAAACCAGAGTTAAAGGACCCTTGGCAGAACTAGGCACCTAGTCTGCGTACCAAATGGAGTTTAAAAAAGGTGAACGAAAGCAAAGAAAGAAGATGAGCCGAGGTGTAACTCTGAATGAAATGGAAAACGTTGCCATTTCGTTTTCGGGCAACGAAATGGACAATATAATTGATCTTGCAGACACCGTCGATGGTCTCGGACTCGATATGCTCGCAAATCCTTCGCGCACAATCCAAATCAATACCTCTTCCTCTTCCTCTGTCCCGAAAACAACCTTTTCGGTCCCACAGGAGAGCTCCGGTATGGGCGATATTGAGTTCTCGAGGATGGATAATATGGAGCCCATTACACTGAATATGGGTGGTGACTCCAGTGTCCCCATCAATATCGAGCTTAAGAAGAGCGAGGTTGAGAGCAGTGGAGGCGGCATCTTTAGCAATTTCCAGACGGCTACGGGGCCCAACACGAACTTGTCGCCCTCAACCTCTCATATGAGCCAGGAGGATGAGAAGAAGGAGAAGATTGAGTTTCTAAACAAGCTGCAGCGCCTGGAGGCGAAGGGGTTTGCTCTTTCTCGCAAGTACACGATGGACAACACTCTGGAGGAGGTGAAGCAGGAGTATCTCCGTCTTGTGGATGCTCGGAACCTGGAGGCCTCTCTCCGCTTCCAGCGCCAGGCACTTGTGGGTGTTGTGACGGGTATGGAGTGGCTGAATGGCCGGTTCGACCCGTTCGATCTCAAGCTTGATGGCTGGTCGGAGTCTGTCCACGAGAACGTGGACGACTTCGACGAGATCTTTGAGGAGCTCTATGACAAATACAAGGAGCGTGGCAAGATGCCCCCCGAGATGCGGCTGATGATGACACTCGCTGGCTCGGGATTCATGTGCCACGTGAGCAATAGCTTCCTCCGGTCGCGTGTACCGCAGAGCGCAGATGATATCCTGAAACAGAACCCGGAGCTTGCGCGCCAGTTCGCCTCGGCGGCGGCGGCACAGGCTGGACCGGGCTTTGGAAAGTTCATGGGTATGGCGATGGGGGCTCCTGAGCCAACTGCCCCGCAGAATCCGGCGGGAGCCTTCTTCGGTAGCCAGCAGCAGTCTGCGCAGCAGCAGCCGAGGGCACCTCAGGCCGTCGCCTCTGTAGAGCCGCGCCAGGTCGCTCGCCGTGAGATGAAGGGACCGAGCGGTGTCGATGATATTGTGAAGGCGTTCGATGAGGCGCGCCTCCGCGAGATGAATGAGATCCCCCAGACACAGGCTCCTCGTGCAGCCGTGTCGGCCGCTCAGAGTATCGTGTCGGCAGATGATATCCAGAGTGCAACGGAGAGTACGCGGACGGGTCGCACGGGAGGGAGAAGGAGACGCGCGCCAGTTGGAGATACTCTCTCGCTGAATGTCTAACTAACCGGTTAATAAACCAGTTAATAAACCAGTTAAACTAAAATGTTTTACACTTAGACCATGCCCATTGAAAATGGGCATGGTCGGCGGCACGTGACAGCATTAAAAATGGGCCAGCTGCCCATTTTTAATCTTCACGGGTCTAAGTTTAATTGTAGGTTTTCAAATCAAAACATCGTTTGGATGTATTCCATATTCTTCGAATACACATCCTCGATCTTCTCGTAGGACTCTTCCTCAGGTTCTTTGTCCTCAGGGGTCCCCTTTGTCTTTGCAAGTTTATCCGTTAGTTTGCGATAGATATCTGCTTCTTCGGGTGTTAGGGTCTGAGAACCAGAATTCTCACTCGCCTTCTTTTTCCCGATTGGCCCGCCGATAAAGAGGGGGCTTGTTTCATTTAGAAGAATGCCGAGTACTAAAATAACGGCAAGACCAAGCCAGAAGGCTACGAATATATTACGAGTGGCGATAAAGATAACGATAAAGATAAGAATCCTGCGAAACCATGGATCTTGAAAGAATTTCTCTTGTCCCTTCGTAACCTCCATGGCAAGGAAGCGTCCTCCAAGATTCATCATAAGCATCATGAGTCCAATAAAATACGGATTTGTATTAAAACTCGTAAGGAGGGCTTCGAGTGGTGATAGGTTTGCTATTGTTGCAGCGGCTGCCACATTCATCCTATTAATATATAACGTTATACGTGAAACGGTTCAGCCATGTGTTGCATATCCATTAAATAGAAGAAGGCGCTAAAAGCGACCATCATTGCCAGACGGGGACACCAATATGCTGATGCCAAGAGAAAGACAAGGATCAACACTCTCCAGAGAGGATACGGGTATAACGATACAAACACTGTGGGATACTCTACACGGAGCATCGAGCCGTGGTAGACATTGAGGCTGAAAAAGATAACAGTTGCAATAAGTTTGTTTAATATATCAATCTTTTCTCCGGAAAGGTACATCCTTTACTCTACCATATGAACTTAGAATTAAGGAAGCGCAAGAGCTTTCTTACTCATCGGTTAGTTCGTCGTTGGACATAAAAGTTAAGGAAGTTTTAACTTCCTTAACTTTTAGTCACGACATTACTTAAAACTGCTGTTATTATTGTCCTTTGTATTCTGTACTTTATTTGCATTTTCCTCATTATCGTCTTGGATGGGGATTGTATTCACTCTATCCTTTTCAATTGCGATGGGATTCACCTTGAGCACTATTTCTGACCACCAACGTCTCTCATTGCCAACGAACTGTAGGGTATCATCCATATCCGGGACGAATCCTTCCGAGAAGGTGGGGGTTCCCTTTACAAGGAGAAGTAGGGCGAGCACAAGGGCAAGTATGCTTGACGGATGATCCACGTAATAAGCAATTCCAAGTACTGCCGTAAAGAGGATGGCGCGGCCGTACAGGGTGGAGAGGGTGTTTGCAATACCACGTGGTATCTTCTCGATAAATACGATGGCTAGAAGAAGCAGAATGATAAGTGATGTCCTGAGTTCAGACGACGCTTTGGAGAGTAACTGAACTATATCTTCTCGAACACCTCCCTGTTGAACTTGTTTCATCTTTCTTTTTGTTGAACAGAGTTTCGGTGAGAATGAAATCTGTTTGTGGAACAGAGAGGGGATGGACTTTTGTCTCCTAGAAGATGTATTTCCAGATTGGACAAAAAAACAAACAACAGACGGAGATATGGCACCCGCGGGATGTGGCGTACCACCGGTCACTAAGAAGAAGTCGAAGAAAGGGAAGGGGAAGGATCCTGCCCTTCGGTTTCTAGATCCTTCGTATACCCTTGATCCGGATCGTCCTTTTCTTGTGAAGGCTGAGGTGAAGGAGCCTTTTGGAGGGAATGCTCCCGGAACTAGGCCAGCCTATTTTGGGGCCTCGAGTGAGGATGAAGGATTCACAAGTGTGATCGGGACGGATCCCTCGTACAGTGCCCCCCTTACGGGTGTGGCGGCGGAAGTGGAGATAATGAAGAAATCAGCGGGAGAGGTGAGCTTACTACCCGATCTTTCCTTGGATGATATGTGGAAGCCTCTTACGGAGGCGGGTGTAACGACGGCGAATGTGCATGCTCTTCCTACACCTACAACGAAGGGGCAGGTACACCTGGGATATCCTCCCTCTACCCCGCAGCCTTCTTACTCGATGCCGGACGATCTCAAAAAGAGGATGGAGCAGATCTATAGTCGGCTAGAGCAGTTGGAAGTGAAAACACATGAGTCCTCTAAAACAGAAATTCTCATTTTTGTTGGCAGCGGACTGTTCTTTCTGGTGTCTCTTAACTTACTCACTGGGCGGCCTTAGCATTATGTATTTTAAGGAGGGCTGCTTTCAAGGGATTACTATAGAGTGTGGCCTTTGTACCGTTCTGTAGAGTCTGTTTTGTAACCATCATTACACCCGTTGTGTTAGCAACAGATGTAGAGTTATTCTTCTTTGTATTGTCCCTTGAGTTAATCTTGTTTCTCCTCTTTAATCTTAGTCCCTTGATCCGCGTAAGTGTACGAAGTGAGGGTCTTGGCGAAAGTTTTCTAAGAAGGTTGTCTGGATTTAGATGGTTTCGGCCGCCAACTTGAATAGTAGATTTGTCCTTCTTCAACTTTCGAGTCTTATTTCTAAGAAATCTACGATATCCACCGGTAAAGGGGTTGGGAGGGGCGGGGAGAGTGGAGAGAGTGGGAGGGGTGGGGAGAGTGGGGAGAGTGGGGAGAGTGGGGACGGCGACCGTAGCGGGATTCGGAACTTGAGGATTGCCATTGGCAGTTAGAGCTTGAGGATTGTTAGGATTTCCATTACCGTTCGCATTTCCATTGCCATTCGCATTTCCATTGCCGTTCGCATTATTAGCATTACCATTAGCATTACCATTAGCATTACCATTAGCATTACTATTGCCATTAGCATTTAGAGCTTGAGGATTTTCATTGCCATTAGCATTTAGAGCTTGAGGATTTTCATTGCTAGTCGCATTCCCTACACTATTAAATTCATCGCCCTCGCCCTCGCCCTCGCCCTCATCGCCCTCGCCCTCTCCATCCTCGCCCTCGCCCTCGCCCTCGCCCTCGCCCTCATCGCCCTCATCGCCCTCGCCCTCATCGCCCGCGCCCTCGCCCGCGCCCTCGCTCTCAGAACTGTCTGGATGTTGTTGTAAAAGGCTTGCAGCCATCAATGCACTACCAACATTTGGTCCTCCAGGAGTATTTTTTTGATGCCTCTGTGTCTTTCCACTTGGCTTTGTTCTTGGCTTTCCACTTGGCTTTCCACTTGGCTTTCCACTTGGCTTTCCACTTGGCTTTCTACTTGGCTTTGTTCTTGGCTTTCCACTTGGCTTTGTTCTTGGCTTTGTTCTTGGCTTTGTTCTTGGAACTTTGAATGATTTAGTCTTTGGTTTACCAAACCTAAATTTACCTCCACCACCCCGTTGTTTTTTTCTGGTGAGCATCCTCCTTACTTCTTAGTTAGATTTTAGAAGAGTATCACATACTCATCCTTGTATTTTTCCTGAAGAGCTTGAAGCTCTTGAGCCCGTTTCTCCTTTTCACCTTCACTGTACTGAAAGAAACCGGCTTGGCCAGAAGACGCAGAGACAATGACTACATCCGTTCCTTTCGTATACTGGTCCTTATCAATTTGTGTAAATTCCTCTGGCCATACACCGGGCTGTGTATTCTTGGATATTTTTTTATGAAGCTCTTCCTTATATTTTTCTCTGAGAATTCTGTTGATAAAATCGCGCGTGTGATCGCACAGCCGAGAAGGTATGATCGATACATTTGAATAACACTTGTACACGGGATTTGAAATATGATCTAGAAAGGTTGCAAGCTTCTCATTCCATTTAGGCCCAAACACCGTGGAAAGCAATGGGGGTGTTAATTGAAGATCATTTAAGAGGTCTGCCTCACCTTCTGAAAAAATCCCGTTTTCCCAATTAGCCTTTACTTGCCCCTTTGCTTCTCCAACTCCTTCTTCTGTCGCGATCCGAATCAGATACGCTTTTCCATCGATCAGAAGTTTTACCTTCTGATCGCCGGCAATATAGGTAGAATTCTCTTCTCCTGAATGGAATGCCTTAGAAATAAAGGGGGAATCTGAGGTGTCTGGGCAGATAAGAGGATTCCTATCTTTTACACCGGGGCGAAGAATGGTTATATAAGAAGGATTATCTGAAGGGAATTGTAAATTGTCTAAGGATGTCTTGAACTCTTTGAGGGTGGTGCAGAGGGGGTGCTCGGTGGTAGCACCGCCTTCCTGCGATCCCTTGATAGTTTTATTACACTTAATTTTATTAATTATTTGTGTAAATTCAATTTCACGTTGTTTACCATATATTTTAGTATCATCATGCCATCTATGAAGAAAAATAGATGTTGGAGGCCCATCCACCCCACTGAATCTAAAGGAAACTATAATACCATCATATGTTTTATCAGAAGTACTTTTAAATTGTATACATTCTCCTTTTTGTAGTAGTACAGGTTCGAGGCCAGGCTTTGATAGGGTTATTTGGGTTTTCTTATCTATCCAGAGAGCTGTGATAGGCAATGTCATGGCCGCCACCCATGCTTTCCAATCTTCCTCCGCACCCGCCGGCCCCTCGATAGGACCAGAACCACCTGAAGAAACCTTGTAGTAATTATTATATTTTACTTTATCATCAATTTCTTCTTCTGTAAATACGATTCCATTATAATCACCGATAGGAGGTCCATAGATCACATAAGAAGGGCCAAGGATATCGGCTGCAGCGGTGACGGCATCCTTCGTTTTCAATAAATACACCATATCTTTATTCGAATATTTCATCTTTAAGAAAAGATATAATAAGATCTTATCTTGAGCTTCATCGCCGGTAAAAAGTCCATATAAAATAACACAAACTCCCTTCTTTAATCTGAGATCGCTTTGGCTCGTGTCCTGAAAAAACCCTTGTGTATAGAGGAACTGGAATGTTTTTAGAAAGTTAACCACAGAAGGGTTCTTGGCTGCAGCAGCGGTGGCTTCGGCGGCTGCGTCTTTCGTGGCTTTCTCTTTGGCGGCGAGGCGTGCGGAGGGGGCGGCGAGGGCGGCGGAGGGGGCGGCGTAAGCGGCGGCGGTTTTTTTGGTAGCGGCATACGCGCGGGAGACTAGGGAGGTTTTGCTTTTAGCTGCGGCGGCTGCCTTGACGGCGGCGTCAGCGGCAACGGCGGCGGCGGCGGCGGCGGCTCTGGCGGTGACGGCGGCGGCTTTGTAGGCGGGAGAGTTGACGGCGGCGAGGGTGGCCTCGGCGGCCTTGGCTTTGGCTTCGGCGGCGGCGGCTTCGGTCTTGGCGGCGACGGCGGCAGCTTCGGCTCTGTCGGCTTCGGTCTTGGCGGCGGCGAGGCGTGCGGCGCGGGCAGCGTAAGCGGCGGCGGGGGCGGATGCGGCGGCGTAAGCGGCGCGACCGAAGTTCCGGCGCAGCCCACCCCCAGCATGCGATACATGACCAATAGGTTTAATACAAATAATCGTTTTTACTGTACTCGGTATGGTTTCATAGAGTAGCTGCTCATCGGTGAGATCTTTCCGTATCTTTGCATACTCCTCCTTATAGGAATTAGTTAACGTATCTAATTCTTTTTTCCAAGTACTATCATTGTTATTTAGTTCTGTAGAAAGCTTTGCTATATAGTCTTTACGATTTTGTTCTATTCCAGGAGCATCAAATGGCTCATACACTTCAATCTGAATAGGCACTACTTCTTCCTTTGGACTATCACTAGCACTATCATCAGGTTCAGGATCATTATCATCATCTTCAGGATCGTTACCTTGCCCACCCTCCATAGTATACCCTCCACCTGAAACAGGTGTAATCGGCGCCACAGTTCCTCCTACCGCTAACACACTTTCCCCAGCATTATAGTCGGCCGAAGGAGCCATTCCTCCCCCGCCCATAACAGGAAGAATCTGTGCAGAGGTTCCCCCTTGGAGAACCGATGCTGCAGGATTATAATCTGGCGGCGGCGAGCTCATTCTGATGCTTCCAAGGAAAAAAGAGGCGGCCTAAGAAAACACACCTTCTACGATGTAAGAGAAATGGATGATCTTGCCACCGTGTACGCCGAGCATGATATGCAGACACGTCGCAAGAAGATCCACTGCAAACAGGAACTCATCGTAGCCAGTCTCCAGAGATTCTATAATGATCGCCAGGACCTCGGAGAGATCCTCAAGATCCTGCAGGGAACGTCTGAAATCAGTCTACGCCTCATCGATTGGTTTGTTACAAACTATGCAAAGGATCACACGACCTCCTACACCCTGAACAACCAGGAATTTCTCGTCTACATGAACTACAAGAGCCAGCTCAAGGCATATAGCAAGAAACTGTTCGATCCGTTCTGCCGTCGTGAACGTATCCTGTTCCAGGTTGGACCGTACCCTTCTTTTCTAACAACAGTCGGGAAGCTGAATTTCTTCCGATGGGCTCTTGAGAAGGGTATTCTGGATCATATCTATCTTCACCAGACCGAGATTGAGAAGGAGATGAACACGTTCATGCGCGAGATTCAGAAGGAGAAGAAGACGAGCCAGACATCGAGTAGCACGTCGACGACGAGTACTAAGAGCTCAACGCGTCGTAGACTTGTATCCAAGGAAACTCCTGCATCGAAGCTGATGCAGAAGCATGACATGGCGATCGAGGTCCGGTTCGACTAAAGCCACTATCAACGATAATCCTTTGAAAAGTCGCTAATCTGCGGCTTCAGCATTTCATACGATAAAAGAGTATTCATATTGTTCGCTTCCACATACCCCTCGGGTAGCCATCGTGTTGTGACTGTCCTCTTTGAGAGCTCCCTACTCTCCTGAACACCCCTCTCTATATTCTTATCCTCATACACAGCATTTCGGAGTTCGCGAATCGCATTCTTCGGATCAAACGTCGGATCATAGTGATCGAAATACGGGTTCATCCCTAGCTGTGGCCCATTTGCAATGAAAGGCTGACTCTGTTTGTATACATTGTCTGAACTTCTCGTATTAATTGGGTTCATATCAAGAACAATCCTCGCATTCACGATCCGATTGCTGCTAAGATCAAAATGGCTTAGTGGCTTATTCTGCCCATCTGTCTGCCACTGCTCAAAAATCCTTGCATTCACGGCATCTTTTGTAGAAACTTCGCGACGAGAGCGCAATTGCATACTTGGTGGTGGTAGTCTAGGTTCTCCAGCGTAGAGGGTTGGCTCGTTCATCTAAAGTTCTGTTTTATTCTTCTCTTAGGTAGAATGTTTTTCGTGCCATATTTCTATATAAAGCAACTATCGTATACCGGCATAGGTGTTTTCAAGATCCAGTTGTTTTTAAATCAGGGTGGAACCTCTCTCTTTGAAATCAGTTCTGCCGAAGATGCTATTGGATTTTGCAAGGAGAATGGAATTGTTCAGGAGGAATCATTTGAGCAGGATGGATGCTTGTTTATCCGTGTGAATCCTCGTGAGACAAATCTAGATGAATTCTATTCATGGAATGAAGCCCACGGGACAGATAAAGAATGTTGGCGTCCCTTTTTACTTGTTGAGAAGGCCGCAGATAAAGATCCATGGAACTTGAATAGCCTTTTTAAGAATATTCCCCCCCTTTCAGGAAAAAATGTTTTTTCACTCGTAGAGGTCATCTTAAGACATAGCGCGGAGTACTAGTATATGAGCAGTCGTAACAAGACTCTCCGTAAAAATACTCATGGGGATCTGAGCGGGGTACGGATCGTTACGGACTATGCTGTGAATGAGGGGCTTCAGAAGCTTCTGGATAATGAGGCAACTACGGCATATAGGAAGCCATGGCATCGTCTAGAACGCGGTCTTCGTGTAAACAGGATCCGGCAGTTTTGCCAGGAGATGAAGGAGACACGGAAGCTAAAGGATTCAGAGTCGGCCGCACTGTTTGCACTTCTCATTAAGGCGCTTGATAAGAAGGGGCTGAATTCTAAGACGGAGGTTCTGTATGATATGGATACGGAGAAGATCACTGAAATTAAGCACTTAGTAATGCACCAGAATGCGGAAGGTGATGTGCTTTTTCAGCTCATTGAGAAGAGAAATTCTGTTACATTTCGTAAGAGAAATTTTGTGGACACTGAGGCAAAGAGCGTGGTCTAAATATAGATGGCGCTACTAAGTAGGAGCCCCCTAAACTTGACGTGCAAACATGCTTCACTTATATAAAGACATGTTTGCACATATGAGCGATACATTCACGCATCGCGTAGATGTATCTCCACCCCCTTCGAGCGAGCATCTTCTTTCCCAGTGGAAAGAGGATCTTAGCCAGTATACACAGGAGCTGCAAAAGATTGCAGAACTCGACGAGGAGCAGAGAGAAGCGCTTATGTCCGTACAGGATCTCTATTTCGATTCACTCTCGCTCTTTTTGAAGAAGGCAAAAAACCAGTGTCTTCCTCTTGAAGAGAGGAAGAAGGCCATGGAGGCTGCTCTTTCCCGTCCCCAGACAGCTCAGCGCTCAACCGATTGGTACCTTCAGGCCCTCAAGATCCTCACGGCAAGTGAATTCAGCAATCTCTATGGTTCTGAGCGGGGATACGCAAATTTTGTCCTCTCCAAAGCACTCCCTCCAGTCCAGCAGGAGATGAAGTTCCGCCTCGCCTGTTCTTCCCAGGAGCTCGGTCCCATGGACTGGGGGACTCGTTTTGAGCCGGTGATTAAGCAGGCCCTCGCGACGAACTGGGGCTTCCGCGTTGTCGATTCGGGCCGTCTCATTCACCTAACGGATACGTCTCTCGCAGCGAGCCCCGATGGATTTATTATGGAGGCAACAGAGGTTGCACATGTTGGTCGGCTTATTGAGATTAAATGTCCTATTTCGAGAAAAATCGGTGAAGGAGTCCCTTTTGATTATTGGTGTCAGATGCAGATTCAAATGGAAGTTGCCGACATTGATGAATGCATGTATATCGAGTGCCGCATTGCCTCTATTCATCCGAAGCAGCCCGAGTACGTACGCCCCGATGCGCCGTTTGCAGAGGGCCTTGTGTGGCTCCTCCAAGCACCTGATCTGCAGATGATCTATGCCTACACACTCGAAGAGAGAGATTCTCTTCGAGTACGCGGGTATGAAGTGATGGAGACGATTCCATGGGCTATTGAAGAATATGCGTCGGAAATTTTCCAGAGAGATCGGACATGGTTTGCGGGGACGGCGGCCCTGCGAGAAACTTTCTGGGCCAATGTGGAGAAGGCAAGGCGGGGCGAATTCAAGATCCCTGAGCCTTCTGGGCGTGTAAAGAAAGACAGGGCATGTCTCATTCAGGACACGCCACCAGCCCCTTCTGTACAATAACCATCCAGTTATCTGCGGGCTCCGTACCGACTGTCTTAATCTCCAGAAACCAGAATGTGTATCCAGTGAACCGTTGTCTCCACCCCTGCAACAACTCGTTAAATTCATCGACATGCTTCGCATCAATATCTTCGACAATGTAGATGCCTCCATCCTCTAGCATATGAAGACTGTTCTCAAGAAAACAGCGATTAGCGGCCGGTGTATGAAGCCCGTCCTCGATAATGATCTTGAACTTTTTTCCTACCAGCCCCTCCTCAAGCCAGAGAGCCGCAATTGACTCGGGATCCGTTTGATCACAGTAAAAGGTCTGTATTCTTTTTTGCATGTGCTCAAATAGACACTCGCGATCAATATCTGCACCATAGAGATCGGCTTTAGGAAAATACTTATTCCATGCATACAGGGAAGCTCCAGGGTTTCCATGTGCACCCATATTTGATTCGATCTCCACATTGTTCGTACCGATTCCCAGTTCAAACAGATTAAATGCCTCTCCTCGGAGCGCATCAAAGAGCGCATCGTACATCCGGGAATATTGATGCCATGATGTTCCCTTGTCGCTTCCACAGTTATCAAAAAAACGACATAAGTCTGTTATCTCGTTTTTCTGATACTCCTCAATCGCCTTTTCAACGTTCATTCTTGTTGGCCAGCGCATTCTTTATTTACTTCGTTTTCCGCATTATAAAAAGAAGTTACAAACTCCTGCAGATACGTATTACAAGAATCGGGGCCAGCGTGCCGATAGTTGTTTGTGAGCTGCTTGTAGGATCCTGTTTTCTTGATTTCATTCTGTAAGTAGCAGCTCTCCGCTCCCACCTTGTTCAGCGTGGTTTGGCGTCTCGAATTTGCCTCTAAAAGATGGTAGGGCTTCTTCACTTCTGTGAGATCAGCATCGGCCGCACCCATACTTTCTTCTTGCATACCATCAGGAGCTGCAGCTTGAAACGGCTCCTTCACTGCAAGGGTCGGTCGCGCAACTACAAATGGCATGCAGTCATTCGCTTGAACAAGAAGTGTGAATACAAGTAAACAAATTCCTATTAATGCAATTCCCCAAAGGAGTGTTGTTTCTTTCATTCCTTGCCTACAGGTATATGTTATTTTAGTTTGGTAATGCATATCGGAGAGTACAGCGGCGAGCCTCAGCCTCGTATTCTGCGCGATTTTCAATGTACTGATGCGCAATCTCAGGAACAAGCGGGTCTGCTGGATTTGCATCTGTGAGAAGACTACATACACTGAGAAGAACCTTGCTTACCGTGAGGGCAGGAGACCACTGCGTTTTCAGAATATCAAGACAGATCATTCCTGCCGCATTAATGTTCGGATGATATATTTTCGTCTTAAACTGAATATGGGGTGGCTTGAACGGATAATCAACCGGGAATTGAATGGTGAGTTGAAAGATCCCTCCCACATAGGGACTGTCGTCTGGGCCAAAGATAGTCGCTTCCCACAAGTATAGATCTTTCTCCTCTTTTGGCCCTGCACTGCAATTTGCAGGAGGATCCCTCTTCAGGTCCATCAGTTCCTTATTGATGCGCTTGAGGGACATTTAGGAGTGTTTCGCTCCCCCACTGTGTCAATTTTAAACCCGTGTATCCAGTAGAATGTCGAAGCTCTCTGTATCAATACTTCCTCTTGTTGGAGAGTTTTTAGGAACATTTCTATTCGTATTATCAATTCTTGTAACTGGAAGCCCCCTGATGATTGGTCTTAGCCTTGCCCTGATCGCGTATATTCTTTCAGATATAAGCGGAGGACACGTAAACCCGGCGGTGAGCCTTGCATTCTTTCTCAAGGGCGATTTGTCGGCCACTAAGTTCATTACCTATGCATTTGTTCAACTCTTGGGTGCTACCTTCTCCCTCTACACATTCAATTCGTTTGCTTAAGGGTTATACTATAACTACCACAAGAGATATGAGGATTGCAACGCTTGCAAATGAGTTTGCAATTCCAGACCTTGATCTTTTTTTCTACACATTGAGTCTCTGGAATCCAGTGCTTCCCGATGTGTATCTTTATTGTGATACGAAGGTATCTGCATGGCTGGCCAAAGGAAAAAGGTACGCTGGAAAACTCGTTACAAAGGAGGCCCTGAACCTCTACACCGGCCTCTCCCGTCGACAGATGGAGCAGATGCCAGGAGACACATGCCGAACCCTCTTTGGCGATTTCACTGCGGAGAAAACAAATCTGCTTGAATGGGCTTTCTCCTACGAAGGGTTAGATGGCGTCCTCTTTTGCGACACAGATATCTGTTTTCTTGGTCCACTCCCCAAGGTACCCAATGGAAAGACACTTGCCGTCTCGCCCCATATGATCCGGTCCACGGACACCGCCCTGTACGGGATCTACAATGCAGGATTTATCTGGATGAAAGATGTCTCCACCGCGACGCGTTGGAGAGAACTCTGCAAGACAAGTCGTTTCTTTGAACAGGCATGTATTGAAGATCTTGTTGCAGAAACGCCCACCACGTACGAATATCCTATTCAGGTAAATTATGGCTGGTGGCGTCTCTGGCAAGCAGATACAACCGTGATTGAGCGCTCAGAGGAATGGGCATCTTCTAAAGACGCCGTAACGGTGCAGGGTCTACCTCTCCTCTCCGTTCATACTCATTTCTATGAGAAGAATGATAAGGCTACTGTAGACTTTAATCGGTGGGTTTTTTCTTGGTTGAAAAAACAAAAGAAAGCAGCCGCCCTTGTTCAAAAATTGACAAGAGATGTAGGCCTCAGCCTTTAAGTAAATGGAATCCGTTTTCCCCGGCCTCCAGCGGAAGGCTTCCGAGCCCTCGACATTTGATCAATTTATGAAAAAAGAAGATCTAATGCCGATACCTGAAGCGAAATGCCCGATCTGTAACTCAGAGAAAGATGATTGGGAAGAAGATGATCTTTCCATCTGCAAAAGCTGTGGAGAGGTGATCGAGCGCCCTCTTGACGCCGGTGCAGAATTCCGTTTCTTTGGCGCAGAGGACAGAAGTTCCTCTGATCCATGCCGCGTGGGTGCACCTATGGATATGAGATTCCCGAGTTCAACACTCGGCACTGTGATTCTATCGCATGCCCATGGTGGAAATGCATCAAACCGTATGGCAATGGCGCGTGTTCGCAGATATCATACCTGGAACCTGCTTCCCTATAAGGAGCGCGCACTTCTACAAGTCTTTGAGCAGCTGGCAATTGCCGCCTCGAATCATGGGCTCGACGGCCGCACAATCGACTTCGCAAAGGATCTTTACATTCGCCTTGTGGAACACTGCGATCGGAGAGGAATGTCTCGTACGGCAGTTGTTGCGAGCTGCATCTATTCATCCTTGAAGATGGTGGGGCAGCCCAGAAAGCCGAAGGAGATTGCCGAGATCTTTCATCTGAGCAGTGCCCAGTTCACAAAGTCGTTCAAGTATTTCCAGGAGGTCCTTGCAATGGCAACCCAGCGCGGGCTTATCAACGCACACTCTGCACCAGCCGGCCTCTCAAGTACACGTGCGTCCGACTATATTGCGCACCCGCTTAGTCGTCTTCCCGTCTCACGCACAACGATTCTGAAGGTGCAGGAGGCAGCTGTACGCGTTGCACGCGAAGCAGAGGAAAAGGAACTGTGTTCCGAGAATATGCCCCCCTCGCTCGCGGCAGGAGTGATTGCATATGTGCTCCCCCGTATGGGACATCCCGATATTCTCCAGGAACGAATTGCGAATGTGTGTGGGGTGAGCGAGGGCACTCTTCAAAAGTGTTTGAAGAAACTCGAGGCGGCAGATGCTCTCTTTCAACCGATTCTAAAAGAATGTATGGCGCTACTGTAGAATGGATGAGTCCTCTAAAAATAGAAAAAAGATAGGTGGGGGATTTTTTAATAGTCTCTTTGGTATCTCCATACAAACCGTCCAGCAATCTAGAGATACAAGCGACCTCTTAAATAAGATTCTAAAATGGATGTTAAGTGAATCCTCTCTTTTGGATTTTTATGCACTGGCATCACCTGATGAATGCAAGAACTATGTGGTGTTCACAGCAAAAAACCTGAATGAACTGTTTAACAAAATTAATGTATATCCTGTCCAAGATTCAGAAGGAAGCATTTCCTTTTCTTGGCTAGCTCAGCCAACGATTGCATCGTCAAATTCATCTACAGGTGATGATTCACAACTTTATTTTAGATCGCTCAAGGCTCTAAAAGATGGAAAGGGCGCATACGCTATTAAACAACAAGAACTTTGTAATGATATTGCTTTCTATTATATCCGTATTCTACAGGTCTTTGCCGCACTTTCACTCTCTGTTCTAGACACAGAGATCCCAACCGATGAACAATTAAGTATGCTTGCAACTATAAAAGCTAGAGAGGGTATCTCTCAGGGGACTGTTACTCCTATTGGATTTCACCAAAAGGGTGGGCAGTGGGTAACAAGAGAAAAAATTATACGTAATCCTAATTTTGAAATTCTAAATGACTATCTAGTAAAGGATTGGAATAACGACTATTATCGATTAAGTGATGATGAAAGAGATAGTCACATTATAATTCTTACTAAATATATAAGTAAGATAAATACTGGAGAAAAAAAACTGCGATTGAATTATCTTGATGGATCTAAACAAGCAACTGCCTCTCTTATTCTTGAAAAAGTGAGCGAGGATGAGCACAGGCTCTCTTTAATAGATATAACTGTCCAAGAAAGATCAAATGATTCAATTACTAATATTACTTTTAAAGGTGATATACCCTCTTATAGAAATCAGAGTATCCCCAGGTTTTTAAAGAATACATTTAAAAGTATGTTTGATGACTCAAATTATACAGAGGAAAGCACACAGAAGGATGTATCCTATAAACTAAAACTGGAAAAACTATCAAAGATTCCTGAACAACTTAAAATGCCATCTATCTGGAAATCAATTGCCCGCTCTCCGCCGATTAAAGCCTATTGTGTTTCAAGGGCTCTTCAACTTCTTTCACCTGGCGCTGGAGGAAAAACATCTATCTGTAATACCTCTTTTTCCCTGATCAAAACAGGATCTCTGCCAGATCCTAAACGAGATGTACGCGAGACACCTGGAATTCTCGCCCTAAATCTCCTCTTTTTTGATAAGATTATGGGAGCCACTCCAAAGATAAATGATCCTACAAAATATAGAAATTTTATCAAGTATCTGCGCCAACTCTATAATGATGCGGGCACAAATGTCTATATAAATAAGAATACCTCTGGGGATCCCCCTATAAGAAATACAACCGCTCCTATAAGAAATACAACCGCTCCCCCTCTCTGTAAAGATAGAGATGGGCCTCTCTATACAAAAGATGATGCAGCCATTCGTCTCTTACAAGAGGGCTTTGATGCCCTTATGTCTAGGCAAGCAGAACATACTGCTGCAGTTGCACTTCTCATTCAGAAGCTGTTCTATATTGGAGAAAACAATGCAATCTTCTTTCACCCTGTAATTCAAAAGGGGGGGTTAGAAGAAGTGAATCGTATTGCCGTGGAGGCACGAGACCTTTTGATTAGCTATTATCAAGACTGTGAAAAGAGCTACAGAGATACAGTATTTAATATTATAAGTTCCGGTAAAGCAGAAACCTTTAGTACTGAGCAAACGCGTCGGTAAATTTGACACATGGCCCTTAGATAACACTGTGAATGGAACCTCCGAAGCGCTGTGAAGAAAGCAACTGTAAGCGTAAGCTTGCGTTAACAACTAGTAGTTGTAAATGCAAGAAATACTTCTGCGCAAAACATGGCCCTGCAGAGGATCATAATTGCACCTTTGATTACAGGGGGGAACATGCACGCGAATTACAGAAGACAATGAACAAGAGCATTATTGCAGAGAAGGTTGATCCAATTTAATCGTGCACAAAAATTTGACGGGCCGCCCGCCCCCTTTTTGTGTAGATTAGCAAATGGCCCCGTCTCTTACGTTCCACTTTACGCGCAATGCGAATACGTCGAATGATGATACGATTATTATTCGTAAGGGAGAGGATGATACCTCTCTATCTGTAAGCATGTATGATGCTATTGCGGGGAAGAAGTACACGACAGCAATTCTTAAGGTGAGTCTCCACGCATATGTGAACTCTCTTCTTACACTCGCCAAGTATGATTCAGATCCCTTTCAGAAGGTGCAGGTGAGTGCCCCCTATTACCCTTGCTTCATCTTTGATACGAGTGATCTGATGAATACGAATGTTCGCGCAAGCATTGACTCCCTTCTTGAACTGTGCCTTACCACGTGGTTTCCTTATGAGGAGGAAGAGGAGGATGTTCCAAAGAACAATTGCCAATGCTCTTACCGGTACTAAGAAAAATGCCCAATATAGCCGGCGACAATGCTAGGAGACCAGCGACCCATTAATCCAGTCTTCCGAGGGTTGTACCAAGAAAGAGCATCTTTTTCACGTTTGTCCTTGCGAAGACGCTCAAATACCTTGGGATGCGAATTCAGCCATTCAAACTCTTGATCGGCCTTTTTAATTGTGGGAATAGTTGCAAAGGCCTGAAATACGTGGTACTGGAAAAAGTGGTTATCGGGATAATCGGGTTCACGATTTTGGTAGACCATTCCCGTATACTTCAGTCCTTTTAGTGAAGAGATTTTTGCTTCTTCTTCGACCTCGCGAAACACATTCTCCTTCAAGAGTTGACGCACGCTCTTCTCTTTGCTTGTGTCCTTTGCCTCCATCTGCCCCTTTGGGGGCTCCCATGTGTCTGCGTTCGCGGATCCACCCGTTTTCTTCACAACTAGAAAACGAGTCGGATCAAAATCGGCGCCATTTTCATGGATAAAGGTAGCCGCCCGTAAATAGACTCTCCATCCCTCTGTGGGATGTTCCACGTAAAAATAGCGCTTATGAGGAGCGTGTGCGAGGCGCGCAGCACCCCGTTTTAACCCTGGCTGAAACACATCTAGAACAGGAGTGTTCATCTATTTTAGGCCTACTTTCTTTTTTTACGACATGTCCTGCTCCTCGTTGATGCATGGCATCCACTCCGAACCGACTGCAGTTGCCGACATAGAGAGAGATAATCCGTCGTATTCAGAAGATCAAGACTTTTTTCTAGGGCACAGCGAATCTTCCAGAGGTGCTGGAGCGTTGATTTGCGCGTAGACGTCCAATTGCCCGTAGACGTCCAATTGCCCGCGAACGTTTTGCTTTTCTCCTGCCACACCTGTCTCCAGTTCTCAAAGGGAAGAGCAGGCCCGAGAAGATCCCAGAATTCTTTATAATAGACAATTCTCTCATCGGCCTCCATTACATTCCAGCGATTCCGAAGAAGAGGTGTTGTAAGAGTTGATGGATCAGGGCAACCCTGTAGAGGGCTTGTTACACTCCCTGCCCGCGAATACGGATGATTTTCAGCAATAGAGAAAAGGAATTCCCAGCCATCAAAAACAGTCTGTGAGCATCCCTGTGCAAGCTTTTCTTTGTATGCGGCCTGTACTTCAGAAAAAGAGGGATTCTCATGCCTGCACATATTCTGCTCGCGAAGCTTGTCGTTTACTTTATTATGAATCCGCCATAACCACCGGGGCAGGTTATCGGCTTTTTCACAGGGATCTTCCATGTAGTATTCACTCAGCGAGGCCCGACAGAACTTACAGGGAAGTACATAGGGAATTGTATTAAAAAATTCACAGATGTCTTTTTTGGGTGATGCAAAGGTTATTAAATGTAAGAGTTTCCACCCTGAAGGTCCCCAAAATCGGGTATCCATCTCTATTAGAGTAGAACGATTAAATGATGCCCCATCGATGAGATAGCATGTAAAAGAGAATGGAGTTTGTATTGTAAAGGCTTATTTTCTGTTACGGGTATTTGATATAAAAATATATATCCAGTGGCTACAAAGGTGAGTACAATCGCACAGGAGACTAGAGAGTTTTGTTCATCCTGTAGTTTAGTGTAGAAGAGATATCCACCATACAGAACCACAAAGGTGATGGGAATTTTATCAAGGGCGCGGGTAAGAGCACTGTATGATGAATGAAAGAGGATAGAGGTTAGAAAGAGAATATAGAAGCCTAATGAATAGATAAAATGTCCAAAATATGCCGTAGTGCATACATTTGTTAGAAAGAAAAAGGAAGAGTAAATACATGGATTGATCCATGATTTTTTTTCCATTTATCAGTTACCAAGAGGATAATTCTAAGAATAATAACTTCAAAGTTGATATTCTTAGTATTGTACCGGCGTGCTGTCTAATACCCTCCAAACATTCCCATGCCAAGAGGCGCCAGGAAGGGCCGCACTGTCGAGGAATCGCCTTTTGTCTCGGCCTTGCACTTGACCGTCTGCTGCGGGCACTCGGCGCGAGGGCAGGGAGCGCAGGTGGGGCACGTGACCGGCTCGGGGCACTTCACCTCGGGGCAGCGGGGACGAGGGCAGGGGGGGCACTCACCGCAGTTTCCTCCCTTGCATGCGCTGTTATCAATGATAATGGGTTCTTGCTTCGGCATACTGGACTTTAGCACGTACTGGCTGAGGTCGGGTACAGGGGGGCACTCCGTCTTCAGCATGTAGTTCTTCATATCCGGGGCGGCCGGTGTGGGAGGGATAGAGGACTTCAGAACATACTTGCTCATGTCGGGATAGGGCGGGCACTTGGGGCACTGTCCTCTGTCTTCGGGGTGGCTTGAGCAGGGGCTGGTTCCACCACACTGCGAGCACTCAGGATCACCAGGGCTCTTCGCATCCAGTGTCTCGAACGGCTCCATGGAAGGGCGCATTATATATCCAAGAAGGAATGCGAGAAGTACGAGGACTCCAATTTGAAAAGGACTGAGACGCATATCTCTTTCTCTTAGTGGTAAAGGAGTTATGCGCGCCAGCCACTCCACTCCACGGGAGGACATCCGCAGCTTTCAGGGGCGCCAGGATCATATAGAGTCCCCACACGCGTGCAGATCATACGTGTGTAGCCACGCCATGAGAAGTTCGAACTAACAGTTGAATCTTCGTTCATGCAACCAAAATCACCGGGCTCATATCCGTGTTTCTCAATGGCCGCACAAATCTGTTTTGATCTCTCCTGCCAATCAAATGCAGAAGTGGTGCTCATTGTATTTGTTGTCGTTGTCCCATCGGTTACACTTGCAAACTGTCCACGGTAATCTGTTGGTGTCGCCCCCCCTTGTGTGGTCGCATCTGCAGTTAACTTTGTATCTGCAGTTAACTTCGTATCTTCCAGAGCAACTTTTAGTCCATCCAGCGTATTCTCAGATGTCTTCTCCTTTGAATCTGCAAGATCCGCGAGTCTCTTTGCCGTGTAGTTCAAGCGCATATCCCAGGAAAGTCCATTAAATAAAGTATCTAGGTAGTTGTTCATCACATACGTTGTTAGCTCAGAACCAGAGATATCTCCTATCAGCCATGCAGGAATCAGGCTTGCAAGAGATGGAGACAGATCTACACTCTTGAGTGTAACGGGGATCTTGCTATTTGGGTTCGTTATGAGAGGGAGAAAGGAGTCGATATTCTTTTTTGTAATAGGAATCATATCTGTGGTAAATGTACCATTCTCCACCTTCGTAATAATTCCCTCGACCTCCGTTGAAATTACAGAGAGATGGCTAATACGGCTCGAGATCAGAGGATCCGTGGCCGAAAGTGCGCTGAGGCGAGCAATTTCAACCTTGAGCTTTATGGCAACATCTCGAAGATCGTTCAGGGTCGCCCTCGGATCGTCGTTACCAGAAATATCCGTAAATCCCTCAATATCCGTCTGCTGTCTCCATTTCTTTTGGAGATAGCCGAGGTTCGCCTCCATCTCGTCTACATCGGATTGCGTGAGTGTGGACTCAATCCCAGGATTTAACCCTAGGACAGAGACCTCGTCTTTCAGCCGCTGGATGTCTCCGCGCAGAGTGGTGAGAGGAAGGGAGAGGGCGGGATTACTGGATGTCTCCACCCCAGGGGCCTCATTTCGTAAAAAGCCGTACGCTGTTTCCAGGACATTCTTCATTCTTGAAAGGGGGGCACTCTCTTGGGAAGGGTCCTTGTAGGGAAGAGAATTCACTACTGCAACTCCACCGGGGGGTGGGGAAAGAAGGGAAAATGTAGGAGGTGCATAGGGTTGGACATCGTCGGGACCAATCGGTGGCGGCACAGGAAGTGCTTCAGGAACCACGAATTTGGGTTCTTCAGGGAGTCCCTCAAGACTTTTCATTTCTGCAGAGCCATCAACAAAAGAGTCCACCTTTGAGTAGGTTACATAGAGAATAGTTATGCCTATAAGTAAAAATAAGGCCCAGAAGATAACACTCTTCATCTACCAGATGAACTTAAAATTAAGGAAGCTCACTGAGTTTCCTTAATTTTAGAGAAACGAACATTTTAAAATGTTCGTTGGAAGGCGGCCCGCGAACTTTTTTAAACAAGATTCAAGCGCAAAATGCCGACGGCAGGCTTCGTTATTATAGAGTCACGACGTTAGTCATGACGTTAAGCAGAAGAAAGTGATTCTTCTGCTTTTTTCGTTAGTTTAGTAGCAAGTATGCTTTGAAGATGAGCTTGATCTTCGTCTAAAAAAGCTCTGCTAATTGTTATATCCGTGGGCTCTGCACCTATCGCATTGAATTGTATACGAGGAAAGACTAGATTTAATAGGTTTGCTAAATTTGTCGGAAGTGAATTTCCAGAGATATCTGTACCAGAGATATCCGTAAAAGTTTCCTTTTTCGTATTTGAAAAGCGAATGAGGATAGAAAGACCTATGAGAAAAAGGCCAAAGTAAAGAAACTTATTCTTCATCTTACTATCATATAAACTTAAAATTAAGAAAGCTCTTTGAGTTTCCTTAATTTTAGACCAACGGGCATTTTAAATGCCCCTTTGTCGGCGGCCCGTGGGCATTTCTAAACAAGTTTCAAGCGCAAAATGCCGAAGGCGGGCTTTGCTTAGTGCCCGTTTGAAATGCCCACAGGTCTAAGATTCATACGACGGTAGTATTTAATATATTCTAATCATAAGATATAATGGTCGCCACGCGTAAGAATCATAACAAGAAGCGCCAATCTGGAGGGCAAACAGTAGTGGCAACATCGCCTCAAACAGTACCAAAGGCCATTCCCGGTGTTCCTCCTACCTATACGTGCCCGCCTAACTCCGGTGTCCTTATTACTGGATCATCAGGAATGTGTGGAAAATGCGATGCAAACTATTTTATGATGGGAAATCTTTGTGTACCAAATCCTTCTTTTCCGCTAATGATGAAAACAGTTCCTGCGACTGCTGTATGCCCTACGGGATCTACATTGAATGGAACGTTATGCGAATATCCTCCTCCGAAGAGTCTGCCTGTACCTCCGACGATAACGCCTGCAAAGAGTGAGGCCGCAGTAATATCGATGACAACAATGACACTTCCTGGCATGCCCCCTATACAAGTCCCTTCAACAACTGTGCCGCCAAAGTGTGCCAACCTCAATGCAGCCCTACGCGACACAACGTGCTTTTCGTGCGACAAGGGAGTCTTTGATGGTATGCAGAGCTGCATGGTGTGCCCTGCGAACACAACATTCAGCAATGGATTGTGCTTTGCGTAGATATAAAGTAATACAACAATTCTATACTAATGAAAAAAGTAGTTATATGTACTAAACCTGACTATAAATATCTAGAAGAGTATATTAAAAATACTCTTCCAGAGTATACCCTATTTTTATATGATGAAAATACGATATTTCTAGAAGAAAATATATATTATTTATCGATACGACTTATACCATTTACTTTGAAATCACCAGAACCAACTGACTTCCCTCAAATAGGACTAATGGTAGATTATAAATGCCCTTTACTTCCAGTTAATTCAAAAATAGGATTTCTGAATACAGAGCATTGCACAGATACAAGAACATTACAGTATGTAAAAACGTATTTATTACCTAATATGGACATTTTTGATTATTCAGAAGATAACTGCAAGATAATGAGAAAAGGTACACATCTTCCTTATAAAGAAAGAGCAGAAGAAACAAGAAAACTACAGGAGTTTATGAAGCTGCCAAAACGTTACCATGTATGCATAGTAGGGAATACATCAGGAAGAAGGCAAACTATCGTAGATATATTACGAAAAAAAAGGCTGAAACTAAAGTATATAACAAACAGTTTTGGAGATAAACGAGATCGGCAGATTGGTATGTCGCATCTTCTTCTAAATATCCATTTACATGAAGAATGGAAAATCTACGAATCAATCCGTTGTGAACGATGGAGATTTGCTGGGATGAAGATTGTAAGCGAAACATCTTTTTCTCCTCATCCAGAGGGAATTATAACCTCTAAATACGAAGATCTTGTGGACACTGTCTGTACCGAGCTATCTGGTTGTAAAATTGACGAAATGTATACTACCACTGCCGCAGAAGATGCTACAAGCGAAATATAAGCCAGACACTATTCTTGAGGTTGGAATCGACGAGGCAGGGCGAGGATGTCTCTGGGGTCCTCTTGTGGCGGGTGCGGTGATCTGGCCTGCCGAGGAAATATGGACAGATGAGATTCGTGCAATCTCAGAACAAATCAAAGACAGTAAGAAGCTCAGTGCAAAGAAGAGGGCTGCAATTCTAAAAGGAATTAAGAGCTTCGCCCTGCACTCCGCCGTTGGAATCGTAGAAGCAAAAGAGATTGATGAGTTGGGAATGTCTGCCGCCAATCGTCTGGCGTTTCAGAGAGCACTTCATGGGCTCTCTGTAAAACCAGGGCGCATTCTATTAGATGGAATTCTGCGTATGGACACGGAGATCGAGCAGATCGTAGAACCTGAGGCAGATGGAAGATATCTGGCGGTTGCCGCGGCCTCCATTCTCGCAAAGGAGACCCACGATGAACTCGTGATGAAGGCGTGCGCAGAGGAACCGGAGCTTATTACAAACTATGCAATCGATTCGTGCAAGGGGTATGGGACTCTCAAGCATAGAAATGGTATCAAGACACACGGAAAGCATCCGCTTCATAGGAATCTCTTCCTCCGTAAACTTCTTGGGCAGGGGAACTGTTTGATTCGCGATTGAAAAGCGGAAATCAAGCTGTTTTATCTAAGATCTAATGGCGATCTTCGTCGTCTACCGACGATCTTCGTCGTCTACCGACGATCTTCGTCGTCTACCGACGATCTTCGTCGTCTACCGACGACGGCGCGTCATGCCATTCTGGCGACGACGGCGCGTCATCGCGGCGTTCTGGCGGCGACGGCGCGTGGCCGCATTCTGGCGGCGCGCCACGTTCTGGCGACGGGCCACATTCTGGCGGCGCGTGGCCGCATTCTGGCGGCGACGGCGGCCACCCTCCATCTTACGCATTCCATTTGAGGCGGCATTCACATTTGCAGGGGCGGCGTTCATTTTATATTTATACCTTCGTTTTTTATTTGCTGGCGGCAGCAAAAGCATTCAATAATACAAAATCTTCATACCGCTGAACATCTGCTGCGGATCCCTTCACGAAATGACCCTTTCCATCTAAGATACGCAGAAGTTTCATTTCCCCCCCAGAACCACGTAGCCGTTGTATCCATTTCACACTTTCATAGGTGAGAACTTCCCGATCATTCATCGAAGTAGATGCAACTACGAAAATACCGGGAGCCCCGCCGTCTCCCAGGGAATCCACCGGGGAGAGCCCCAGGATTGTCTCAAAATCTTCAAGCCTCGACCGTGGATTTCCAAACTCATTGTATTCTAAAATGGTAAGTGGCAAGCTATTGTTCGTTGTTGTCCGAAGAACATCCACGTAGGGCACTTCAGCATAGGCCATTCCAATGAGCCCTCCCTTTGCCGCTCGTGAACACACCGACCCCACAATATAGCCTCCTGCAGAACGCCCGTAGAGCGCCGTAGATTTCCAGCCAATCCCTATCTGTTTCTGTGCAGCCCGTATGACAGCTTCTGTATCTTCGACCGACTTGTATTTCTTATGCCGCCGTGCATCCTCTGCCCACTGATCTCCATAGTCGCCTCCACCACGCACCATCGCGACTGCAAGTGCCCATCCAGCATCCAGATAAGGCTTCCAGCGACCCATGTTCACCGTTGTCTTGAGATTGTATGCACCATAGACAATTACCATGAGTGCACTGGGTCTTTCCGATCCATGTATAAGAAGATAAGGGACACGCGTACCATCTGCAGAGCGAGTAGTCCCATCATCCACCGTGGCATATCTCTTTTTACACACATGGTTTTCATGAATGGGATATACCTGAGGCATGCAACCAAGCTCACAGACCATATACGTATCACCCGACCATGGGTTAAGCGTAATAGACCCGTACACCGAGCACCGTTTCATGGGGGAAAGGGCACAATGATAGAGGGAAGATACACCCGCCTCACATGTTACAAGGAGTCGGTGACGCAGAGACACCTGTTCTATGCGGGAATGGCGTAAGCTAACAGGAATCGACCATGCGCGTAGAGGAGCCCCAAACGACCTCCACGGAGTTGAAAATGAATTTTCTCTTGCAAAATAGCACGGCTGTTTCGACCCATAGGCATAGCCGACTGGAACAAAAGAAACTCCCTGGTGACAGAGTTGTTCGGCCTTTGTCTCCACGATATGATACAGACGTTGGCGACCACTGTTATCTGCAAGCAGGAACACGCAACCGTTTTCCCCATGTACAAGGGACAAGTTGTATTGTAGATTTGATTCTTCAAAGACGACCTTTCGTCCTTTTCCAGTTAGCGCCCCAATACATACACAGCGACCGTACCGTAACTCTTGAGTTGTTTCAATGAGATAACAGAGCCCATTATCGATAGCAAGAAAGGGGGCGACGGGCTTTGAGTAAGACCAGAGAACAGTCTCATTGCGATAACACTTCAAAAAATACACTTCTCTCCCCGTACCCTCTTCTTCAATGGTCCAACAGAGATCATCCTCGGAGTAGACGGCCGCAGTGTCTCTTACTTTTCCACCGGGCCACGACCACGATCCCATATCAGATGAAATCGTGATCCCATTGCATCTGTATGCCTTTGCAATAAAGTGTTCCTTTGAACTCTTTTCAAATTCTTTAAGGGGTTTCTTATTTGATGAAAGGGCATCGACGGCCGTTGAATAGAGCAAATTCTCTCTTACCACAGCGGCAGCCCATCGAGCCCCCTTCATGGATTCCATCCAGGCAAGCGGGTCTGTCCATTGTAAAAATCCAATATCTCTGGACATGTCTGCCTAAACCTCCTATCTTGTAGTTGGATAGATGGTCAAACGTTTTGTACTTCTGTACAATAAGTCGAATCCCTTTGGTATCCGTAAAGATGTAGAGCTATTTACTAAGGTACTTTCATCAACTCCCACAATTTCACTTATCCACTGCGATCCGCTTGAAGCACCTGTCCCCTGCGATGTCTGTATTCACTTTGAGGTTCCTTCCTATTCATGGCAGAGCTGGGCGGCTACGAATATCCTTCTTATAAATCCTGAATGGTATGTTCCTGCTTACACTCCGTATCTCAGTAAGTTTGATTTACTAATCTTTAAGAATGGACCGGCAAGAGATCGTTTTGTGGAGACACTGGCCCTCCCGATTGGAAAGACGGCTGTTCTTCCCTGGGCCTTTGGTGGATGGAAAAATGTTGAAATGAATGTTGGTATGACGAATGAGCCTGGAATGGGATTTGTCTGGTTTATCGGAGGCAGTGAGAATCGTCGGGCCTATGCTCGTAGTTTTCTCCCTCTCTGGAAGGACACGTATCCCCAGCTCACCGTCTTCTCCGTTGCACCGCTCGACGCCATTACTGTAGGTGAGAACGTGAAGCTGATTGTCCGCGACATAGATGAGACGACACGGCACAAGCTTGCCAACTTTTATCCGGGGCATATCTGCTGTTCGAGATCGGAGGGATTTGGATTCACTGCTGCAGAAGCAGAGAGTGTGGGTGCATTCACTATATTGAATACGATCGAGGCCTTCACGGAGACATATCGTGATGCGGAGGGTGTCGCATGGCTTCCTTCAACGGAGACCGCATCAGACCCGAAGCATCCGTTCGCCATGTACGCAGATGCTCCTCGTGATCTGCGAGCACTCGATTCGCAGATACTTGATTTCATGAAGGGAGATCTTACAGTTCTGCGCGAGGCTCGTAAGAAGCGCTCTCAGGATCGCTATGAAGAGTTCCATTTCGCCCTTTTAAAGGTGATTGGAAACTGTCTGAAGACACAAACAGAGAAGCTCCCTCCGATTCTTTTACCAGAGGCATGTCCTCCCATTTCCGTGGTAACGCTCTTATACAACCGCAAGAGATTCCTCGACCTTGCGTGCCATAGTATGATTCTTACCGATTATCCGAAGGATAAGATCGAGTGGATCTTTGTGGATGATACTGATCTGCCCGACGAGTCTGTAACGGAGAAAGTGAAGGATCTGGCGGTAAAGTCGGCTCCCCTCACGATCAAGTACATTCGGCTGGATAGTCGGGTCCCAGTGGGTGAAAAGAGAAACATTGGATGTGCAGCCGCCACTGCCGACATCATTCTGATGATGGACGACGACGATCACTATCCTGAGACATCATTCCGCCGCCGCGTGGCCTGGCTCACGCTGCATCCGTGGAAGCCGAAGGTTGTGGCGTGCACGAGCATTGCATGTTATGATCTGAAGAAGGCTGTGAGTGCGGTGAATGTACCGCCATTCGACATCCCTTTGTCGGAGAGAATCTCAGAGGCGAGCCTCACTTTCTATAAGTCGTGGTGGGAGGCGAAGAAGTTCCCGTCGGATGTCCAGGTTGGAGAGGGTGAGACGCTACTGAAAAACAGGGAGACTGATCTTCTCGAGATTCCTCCCCAGCAGATCATTGTCGCCTTTTCTCATGGACAGAATGTGAGTTCGCGTCGGATTCCGTCTGGACCCGATGTCAACCCTGGATGTTTCTGGGGATTTCCCAGCGAATTCTTAGTGTTTGTTCATGGGCTCGCGGGAATTAAGGTGGAGACTAAGACTTCAAGCGCTGCAGAATAGACAACCCTCTCCCTTATCCGCGGCCTCCTTGGTCTTCTGCACCTCCTCTTCATACTCCGCCGCAAGCCGATCCATCATCTCCTTGCGATTCTTCTTCTTGAGCTCCTCTGGACTTATCTCCTCATCATCACTATGCTCTGAATCGGTCGTATCAGCATCCGAGTCACCCCCATCGTCAACTGATGAGGAGGATGCCCCCCCTGAAATCGCTGCCATGAGGCGAGGATCAACCGTAAACTTCTGTGCTGCTACCGGCGCCTTTGTGCGCAGGTAATAGCACCCCGTCTTCAGACCCTTCTTCCATGCATAGAAGTGCATGCTCGTGAGCTTCGCGTAATTCGGATCCGCCACGAAGAGATTGAGCGACTGGCTCTGGCAGATGAATGCACCACGAGCCGCGGCCATGTCAATCAGAATCCTCTGCTTGAGCTCCCATGTGGTCTTGTAGCGGGCCTGAATCTCCTCAGGGATGGCCGCAATTCCCTGGACACTTCCGTTGCGCGCAATGATCTCCTGCTTCAGTCCCTCGTTCCAAAGACCCAGCTCCAGAAGCTCATTCATAAGATGCTTGTTCAGAACAATGAACTCGCCCGCTAGCGTGCGGCGAGTGTAGAGATTGTTTGTGAATGGCTCGAAACACTCGTTGTAGCCGAGGATCTGCGAGGTGGACGCCGTCGGCATCGGGGCCATAAGAAGAGAATTGCGCATTCCCTTCTTGGCCTTCTCGCGGAGCCCGGGCCAATCCAGGGTTCCGCGCGTCTCCGTAATCGGCGTCACTCCCCAAAGATCAGGCTGGAGACGACCAAGTGCAGCTGGAGAGGGATCATTCAGCCCCCAGTCTACATGGCCCGCCGGAGAATACGGGTTCGTGTGCTGAAAGAAGCTCTCATATGCGCCCTCCTCCTCTGCAAGTTTGCAGCTCGTCTCCACGGCCGCGAAGTACATGTGCTCAAAGATGAGCTGATTGAGCTCTGCTGCCGCATCATCCTCCCACGACATCTTCAGCATGGCGAAGACATCGGCGAGGCCCTGAACACCGAGTCCAATGGGGCGGTGGCGCAGATTGCTGCGCTTTGTCTCGGGCGTCGGATAGAAGTTGATATCAATCACACGATTCAGGTTGCGTACGGTAACACGCACAACACGCATCATCTCCTCGAAATCGAACTTACCATCCTTCACATACGATGGAAGAGCAAGGCTTGCCAAGTTGCAAACCGCCGTCTCCTGGGGATTGCTGAACTCAATGATCTCACTGCACAGATTCGACGACTTGATCGTGCCGAGATTCTGCTGATTGCTCTTCAGGTTGGCAGCGTCCTTGTAGACAAGATAGGGCGTACCCGTCTCCATCTGTGCATCGAGGATCTGAAACCATAGTTTCTGCGCCTTCACCGTCTTGCGTCCACGCCCCTCGGCCTCATAGCGAGTGTACATGCTGCGGAATGCCTCTCCACACACATCGGAGAGCCCAGGAGCCTCCATCGGACAAAAGAGAGTCCAGTCTCCGTCCGCTTCCACCCGCTCCATGAAGAGATCGGGGATCCACATAGCATAGAAGAGATCACGGGCACGCTCCTCTTCTGCACCGGAGTTCAGCTTCAGCTTCACGAAATCCTCGACGTCCGCGTGCCAGGGCTCAAGATAGACAGCGAAGCTGCCATTGCGCTTACCTCCACCATTGTGCGCAACACCGAGGTGAGACACCGTATAGTCGTGCGGTCCCTCAATCTCAAAGTCGTGCACAACTCCCTCGTAGATTGTCTCAGTGATCGTCTGAATGCGTGTATAGAGATTGTTCTGGTACTTCAGGTAAGTGAAATACTCGCCCGCGGGGGCTGAGGGGAACATCTTCATGATTTCTGCAATACGAGGAACGCGGAGAACAGATGTAGGAAGATTCGTGTGAATATCGCGTGTAGAGGATACACTACCAACACGATTTCTCTCGTATCCGGAGGCAAGTGCTCCCATACGAAGAAGAAGGTAGCGCATGCCCTCCATGAGAGGGTACGAACTCACCTCGAAGGAGATCTCCTTCGAACCAATGCATCCATCCGTTTCAAGAAGGCCGCGCACAACCTGTTGCACCTTCGAAAGAGGAAGGTGGAGGAATGGCGTATCAATTCTCTTCTGCTTATCGGAATCATAGAGCTGAGAGAGAGTGAACTTGAACCCTGGATTTGCGGTCGACCAGCGTAGCTTGAGAGAGTGCTCCCCCTCCTGCTCCGGATAGACGGTAATTCCGCGCTTTGTAAGATAGTCAAGTACAAAGTCGTAAACCCCCTGCTTCGTCGTATTATTCACGGAAATACCAGAAATAGTTCTGGAAATATATCCATCACCGAGGAGAATACCATAGAGTCGGCAATCCTCCTCGGTAAGAGATGGAACATCGCACTCATACTGCGGGATGGGAAAGACAAGGAAATCTCCCTCACGCAAGTCGCGCGCATCCGAGAACTCTGCCTTCGCATATCCCTTCTCAAGACGATTGCGGATTACATCAAAGTTCAGGCCCTTTGCCTGATCCTTGAGGGCAAGGACCTGGTGCTCAGGAGTTACGCGAACCGGGTAGACCGCATTCTTTACCTGGATCTCTAGCATCTGTCCATTGTACTCATGCCGGACAGGAACCTTTACGGCCTCATATGCTCCCGTGCTTGTAAGAACCCTGTCTGTAACACTCACATCCTCAATTGCCTTTGCACCTGCAAGAGTATAGACAAGAGTATCCGGGGTGAAGCATTGGTCAACATAGCGTGCAGTATTATTAAAGACACGAAGCATGGGCGTGAGGCCATTCGACGTGCCGTTTGTTCCGCGAATGAGACTGCCACGAGCGCGCACATTGTGCATGTGAATGCCGATACCACCCGCGTACTTGCTGATCGCCGCACAGTCGCCCAGCGTCTTATAGATTCCCGCAATGCTATCATCATGCATTGCAAGAAGATAGCACGACGAGAGCTGCTGGCGAGGGGTGCCCGCGTTGAAGAGGGTGGGTGTCGCGTGCGTCATAAACTTCTGCGACAAGAGATCATAGGTCTCAAAGGCCCGAGGAAGGTTCTCGGACCAGAGAGCAAGAGCCACGCGCATCCACATGTGCTGCGGCCGCTCCAGAATCTTCATCGATGTATCCCGGAGAAGATAGGACTTCTCAAGCGTCTTGAATCCGAAATAGTCGAGAAGGTAGTCGCGATCGTGCTTGATATATGCGTCAATCTCCTCTCCATGCTTCACCACCACTTCCAGAATCTCCTTTGAGATCATGCAGGAAATGTCGCCCGTACCCTTCATCTTCTGGTTCGAAAGAGCATGTACAACATTTGCAAAGGAGGGATCCGTATTCTTCTGGTGATTGCTGATGGCAATACGCGCAGCCAGAGTACCCCAGTCCGGATGAACGGTCCCGAGGCTCGCCGCATTTGCTGCGGTGAGCTCGTCGAGCTGTGTCGTGGGTACACCGTCGTAGATACGAGAGAGGACCTGCTGAGACAGAGCATCCGGATTCACCAAGAGACCACGCGCCGACTTCCTGATGCGATTCAGGACCTTGTCGAACGACACGCCCTCCTTCGAACCATCACGCTTTTGAACATACATACTACAAGGCATTTTGAGAATAGAAGCCGGAGTCTAGCGAGGATGGAGCGTGGCCTTTAAGTCAATTTTACTGCGCTCATAGATTGATGATAAAAGCTTGCACCTAGATAGAGATATGAGCTGGATTAGAATGCAACTTCTTTACGGAACCTTTGTAGCAATAGCTATAGCTCTTATAGTATATACAAGATACTCCTCAAGTACAGAGGGTTTCCAGGTTGCACCAACTCCCTATTGCCAAACTGGATTTACACCAGATGGAAAGGGGTTTTGTCTAGGATATGTATGCCATGGTGGACCTGAAAAGAAAAGAGCAGATGGAACAAATATGTGTTCTATTTCAGGTGGAAAAACAACTCCTGCTACTCTTACAAAGCACCGTGCCATCTGTGGAAAAGGATATGCTACTGTTACAACTACTGCAGGTGTTATAACGTGTGTGAAGACCTAGGCGAACCCTTGGAACCACGAGAACTTTTCATCAATTGCCAAACAGAAACTGAGAGTAAGTGCTCGATCGTGAAGTTTCTCTCTCAATGTCATTGATTTGAAGTGCTCAATGAACTGCTTATTCTTTTGAAGAGCATGTTCAACAAATTCTTGTGGAGTTTTTTCTAGAGAACAGATATTCGACTTTACAATAGCATCTCGAAGCTTTTTTGTACACATGTATGGGCGATGCGATCCTTCTGAACGAAGAAGCTTTACCTTTCCCTTATTAAACTCTTTTTCAAAGGCTGCAATATATGCATTCGCTTGAAGAGTTGGATCCTCCTTCCATTCAATTGCTTTTGTGGTATTAAGAAGCTTGAAGTATTCAATCACCTCATTTTCACTTTCACACATCTTTTCTATAACAATAACATCAAAGTTCAATTGTTCCATGTTTTTCCGAGCAGTATCCTTTAAGATACTTACACGATGCTGCCCGTCTACAATATATGTTTTTAGTCCATCTTCTACAAGATATGAAACAAGATGATATGGTTTCAGATCAAGACTTTGAATACCACCTTTTAGATTTTCAGAAATATCTTTTTTATGCTCCTCATTTAATATACGATTTCCATGCCAGATATCAATCTTTACAATATCTAATGCTGGCATTTTCCTCAGAATAGAATTATCTGATAGTTTATGAATATAGTTCCGTTGTGGGGGAGGGGGAGGAATTCTTCTAAGAGGGGCAGATGGAGCATCCATTTTGTTATAGCATCCTAAAGCGAACCATAGTTTCAAATTTACCTTGTAAATTTAAAGGATACACGTGACCACTTGATGTATGATGCAGCCCGTAACAAATCCCGTGTTTGAACAAAATGCAAGAGTACTCAATGAAAAAGAAGTCATGATGCGACATGCACACAAGCTCTACATAGTTGGTCTCTGTAAATCAGAAAATAACTATGATCCATCGGAGTATAGCAGTGTATACAATTTCTGTAAACAGTATTATATTGAGTTTGATATTCAGCCGCTCACGCCAGGAATCGAAGAAGACAGTGAGTATGTAACACGCATCCCTGCGTATCATGTGTACTGTAATGAGGACTATGAATGCACTTTCTACAATGAAGACTCTATTTCAGACATTCTTCTCTCTCTCTTTACAAGGCCGAAGCCGAAAAAAAGAATATGGTTTTCATTCCCTCGGCTCTGGTTTCCTAAGAAGAAGGTATCTGTCCTCTCTAACTCTTCTTATCAGTGATCGCCACCTTCGGAAGCCCGTGCTTCATCAGCTTCCCCTGTGTGAGCACACGACTCGTAATCGACATCGTCTCGAGTTCCTGAAGAAGCAGCTTGTAGGCATAGGGGATCTCTATCGCACTGAAGCTCGTCGTATTCCCGCAGCCCCTGCACGACCAGATACCCTCCTTCGGATTCACAATGGCAATCAGGCCGCAATCCTGACAGGACCAGCAACGGAAGAGGTCGCTGCATTCCATGAATCTCTCCTTTGTGAACTCCGTGATACCGTGCGCAATCACGCAATCCCTCTCCATCTCACCAAAGCGGAGACCACCTTCACGTGCGCGCCCCTCGGCCGGCTGGCGAGTGAGCATCACGAGCGGCCCTGAAGAGCGGCTGTGCATTTTGTCTGCAGAGCAGTGGCGCAACCTCTGGTAGAAACACGGACCGACGAAGATGCTTGTATCCATCTGGCGTCCCGTGAACCCGTTATAGAGAATCTCATTACCAGACGGCTCCATGCCGAGATCATCGCGCAGAATCTTACTTAGCTTCTCAAGCGTCACCTCATTGAAGGGAGACCCATCGCCCAGGCATCCAAGCTCTGCGCAGACCTTGCCGAGCAGCGTCTCCATCAACTGCGCAATCGTCATGCGGCTCGGAATGCAGTGAGGATTGATGATAATATCCGGAATGATGCCCGAAGCCGTCTGTGGCATGTCCTCGGGATTGAGAATCATTCCCACCGTACCCTTCTGCCCATGGCGTGAGCTGAACTTGTCTCCAATCTCAGGAATCCTGTCCTGGCGCACACGCACCTTGGCGAACGAGTAGCCCTCGCCATTCCGGTTGCGGAAGATGCGGTCTACCCAGCCGCACTCATTGTTACGCATCGTCTTCGACACGTCGCGATACTTCTTCGAGCCTGCGGGAATCACCATGCCCGTCGGAACACGCAGAGGGACCACCTTTCCAATCAGAATATCATTCGAATCAACGTAGGTGTTCTCAGGGACGAAACCGGTACCGTCCAGCTTGCTGTAGTTCGCATTTTTCATTTGGCGGGTAAGGGTCGGATCCGGATTGCCGAAGCGCTCCTCCTCGCCGCTGCTCTGGTTCTTCCTCTCCTCATCCTTGTACGTGCGGTAGAAGATGGAACGGAAGAGGCCACGATCCAGTGATGCACGATTGATCATCACTGAATCCTCCTGATTGTAGCCCGTGTACGTGGCAATGGCGACTGTGATATTCTGTCCCGACGGCATCTTCTGGGCCGCGTAGTAATCCGACATGAAGGAGCTCACAAAGGGGACCTGGGGATAGCAGAGCAGATGCGACATGGCGTCGAAGCGCTCCCGGAAATTCAGCGCGTACATTCCCATGGCCTGCTTCCCCATCGCAGCCTGATACGAATTTCTCGGCGACTGATTGTGATCAGGGAACGGAATATTGCTCGCCAGAGTGCCCAGAATGGTGCTAGGGTGGATCTCCGCGTGCGTGAAGTCGCTACCGGGCACTTCATGGGGATACGTGGCAATGTAGGTGCTCTCCGTCTCACCCGGATCAATAAACTCAATGAGCTGATTGCCCTTTGGGCTCTCCCAGACAAGAATCTCCTCCCACGTCTTCAGAGCGTCCACCTGCTTCACCAGCCGCCCCGTCGTATCGGCCGCAATCTCTGCGAGGGCGGGAGCATAGAAGAGCGGGCGGAGCATGCGACCGGCCTCCGTTGTGATCCAGATCTCACGGAGGGACGCACGCCAGATGATGCCCGTCTGAATGTGAATGCGACCGGACCGCTTGGCCTTCTGGAGGCTGTGTAACGTCCTCATTGTATTCTCATTGGAGATCATGCCAATCCATGCGCCGTTCAGAAAGATGCGTGTCTTCTTGTGCTTCTCCTCCGCTGAGCAGCTTACAAGGGGCGCCACCGTCTTCAGAGTGGCCAGATAATCACGAATGGTACCAGGATTGCTGTAGATGCTCACGAGCGAGGTACTCGACATATTCTTTACGACACCTACACCGTGCCCCTCCGGCGTCTCCGAAGGACAGTTCTTTACAAGAATTCCATTTGCATAGAAGTCGTGATTCTCAGAGCGAGTTGTGAAATCATATACGGGCTCGATCTCATCCTCCTTGATACTACAAATCGGAACCATAACACGATCACCCGACATCGACGTGATACTCATAAAGTTCTCAAAGGACATTGAGATACCCGATTTTGCAGTACAGGCCTTCGTCGAATCATTCGCAAATCTCCGCACACTTTCCATCGACATCCCCTCAACCTGTGAATGGATCTCGGCAAGTGTCTTTCCCTCCGAGCGCAGAGTATGAATCGTAGATACTGCATCCTCCTTCTTCTTCAGCTGCTCAGAACGATAGAGTGCATACTCAATGGGAAGAGCAGATGCACGAACCTTCTCTGCAGAGAACCGGTAACCGATCGTCTGTGCATAGAGCGCAACGGACACATAGTCCGTCTGAAACTGAATCTTATGAATCACATTTGCTTCAGAGACGATAGTGTTCAGAGTCGTCTCGATGCCCAGCTCCTTGAAGAGCCCAACAATCTGTTGCATATAAGCCTTGTGAGCCGCGGCGGTCTCCGTTGAGCACGTTTGCTGTGTAGGGTTCATTGAAACCTTGTGTCTATTTTCGCTACCATTCGTGTACATCGTGATACGGCAACCATCACCTCCCTGAAAGGCTGAAAGATACTCACGCTTTACGGAGGGCGATGCATTGAGAATCCACGCCGGTAGGGACGGAGTCGAGTCTCCCTTCTTTCCGACGATAGCCCCTGTCGCCACCATGAGTGTGGCAAACGCCCCGCCCTTCGATACATCATAGTAGTTATAGTTCGTAACCTTTCCGGTCTCAGAATTTGTGTGCGTCGACGACTTCGGCCGAGGCGTAGGCCTCTCAAACCCAAGGCGTGCAATCTCATCGGCCACGGCCTTTGCATCCGCTTCTTCTCCCACGTAGAAGCTGGCAGACCAGCCATACTCCAGCTTCTCTACATGGCCGTCTGTTGCGCAAAGACCATGGAGGCGGGCGAGCGCCTCGAGTTGTACCCCTGTGAAAGGAGTATCCAGAAAGTCAAGAGACTCGAGCTCCTGAATACGCTTCTTGGAGGAATCGAGTTTAAGAAGGTCATCTCCACGAAGCGTAAGGTGTTCACCTTCCTTGGAGAGAGGAAGAGTATAGTTCTTTACGATTAACGTATCACCGACAACAAGATCTCCCGCGTGCACCCATTCATAGGAGCTCCCCTTCTGAACAAGAAGCGGGTGATCAGGAGAACACCCAATCTCGCGTCCTGAAATTGTCTTGATCCTGAGAATCTTTTCGGGAATAGTCTCGAAATAGCTGTGAATCTCAGAGGCCGTCTCCTTCAGAGTAATCGAGTCGGCCGTAAGGACTGTATCACCGTTCTTCATTTCACCTATCTTTGTCGTAGAGATTCCATCGCCTCTGAGAACATCCGCATCCTTTGTTAAGCAAATGTAGCCCCACTGCGTGTTATGCAGCTTACGGGGAAGAACAAGTTTACCTGTCTTCTCAATGGGCGTGGAGATTCGGCGCAAATGCGAGATGCCGCTGATGTAGTTGAGGCGGTTGAGAACCTGGCTCACGCCCACCTTTGTGGGGCCACCAATCTTGGCAGAGCCGAAATTGCCCGTGGCCAGCGACGTCTTGAGGCCGACCTCTAAGATCACCGACTTGATGATCTTGTTCACATTGCTCACGTTGAGGATGTCCTCGAAGTTACCCGATGCTCGCCAGCTGCCACCGTGAATCTCCTTTCCAATGCTCGCGCGAATATCCTTTACCATCTTGGAGGTGAAGTACGTGCGGAAGAGATTGGCAAGCAGAAACCCTGGAAGATCCACGCGCTTGTTCGGATAGGCATCACGGTCATCGTTCGGAATACGGCGCGCATTTACCCAGAGAAGCTTGCGAACCACGTGTGCTAGAAAGCAGGCCTTGTCGTACCACTTGTTCTCCTTAACACCGACGTGGGGATAACATTCCGTATTTAGAATATCCTGAATCTTCAGTGTCTTCACTGTACGGGAGGACCAGCTGTTCACCTGTGCACTGATCCACGCAAGAGCCTGCTCCTGCGTATACACCTCTTCTGCCTCCAGAATACTCTCCGTGAGAATGGAATCGAACTGGCCATCCTGGTCTGGCCCAAGAATCAGATCAATGATCTCACGATCGGAGACAACACCAAGGGCACGGAAGAGAATAAATAGAGGAATATCCGTCTTGATGCGAGGAAGTGTTGCGCGAAGAAGATGGAGCTGGATATTCTTCGGATGGTACATAATCTTCACTGCATTGTTCTTCGGTACCTGATCATTATCTGGACCAATACTCTTTACCTCAATTACCTCGACCTCCTTTGTGGGGTTGCGGTTATTGCGGAAGACGAAGGGGCGGTTCTCTGACATGCGCTCCTGGCTGATGATCACGCGCTCACCACCCGACACAATGAAGTAGCCGCCAAAATCCTCTGCGCACTCTCCGAGGCTCTGGGGATGGAGGTGCTTCTGGTCGTGGAGAAGACAGTACTTGCTGCCGACCATCACGGGAATCTTGCCAAGGTGTACGTTCGGGAAAAGGCGCTCGCGTACAGTCCTCTCACCCTGCTTCGTATTGTCAATGAAGGTTGTCTTCACGCGCACATCTACAAAGAGGGGTGAGGCATAGGTAAGATTGCGAAGGCGGGCATCATTCGGCATCATAGGAAGAATGGCACCATTGTTCTCAAAGATAGTCGGCTTGCGAATGGCAATGTTCTCAAAGTTTACCTCGACCTCGTACTCATAGTTTACGTGGACAGGACCCGCTGCAGTTACCACGGGTACGGGAACCGCGGGTGATACAATAGTCTTCATAAGAGCATTTGCGGCTGTTGTAGATAGGCCTGTTGCAGAGGCAAGGGCAGACCGAGGACCACTAAGAGGAATTTCCGGGCTCCCACGAATAATAAGAGGGTTTACATTCTGAATAATTTCAGGGATATCGATATCCATGAAATGATTAAAAGATTCGAGCTGGTGTGAAATGATCTGGCGCCCTTCTGTTTGGCTGAAGTACTTATCCAGAACATTCTTAAAAGAGGGTAGCATTATCTTTTCTTGGTGATAGGGCTTTGAACCCTTGCAATCAATTTTACTTATTCGATCATACAGTCCTCCTTCGCATCGTTCATCTCCACACGCGGAGGCATAGGAAGAACAATATGCTGATGGCACCCCTGTTCAACAGCCCGCTTTCGCGCCTCCATCATATCCGCAGTCTCCTCCTCCATACGATTTACAGGAATTCTCTGATAACTTGTATTATCCTCGTGCAGTACAAGAAGATACATTTCGCTAATTGTTAGGCCATAATGTGTCTCGAGGAACCAGCGGTATACATTGAGCTGGAGAGAATAATGCCAGTAATTCGTATCAGGAAGATGATCCAGAGGATAAAATGCCTTCTGGCCAAATGAACTTGATGTCTTGATTTCTTTTGATCTCTTCCAGTCATAAATGAGATAGGTATTATCCGATTTTCTGTAAAAAATCATATCAATGCTTCCTGTTAACCGGTACTCCTCGGACCACACTTCCCACTCTGTACGAAATGGTGTAAGATCCTTGCCATACTTCTCCCAGAACTTCTTAAAATAGCGCCACTCGGGTGTCTGAAGCATAGAAGTTTCAATGATTCCTTCTGCCCCGTTGAGATATTGCTCAATCGCCAAGTGCATAGCGGTTCCCTTTGTCGTTGCGTCCTTGCCATTATCATTCCACTGCTTCTTGATATCGGCTACGGTAATGCCAGGCTTGTACCACTTACTCTCCTTCCAGTTCGGTTTCGACATCATGCCGCGGATAATCTTATCCGCATCGAAATGAGGAAAGAAATCATGGAGAAACTTTGTTACGCTAATGTATCCCTTCGTTTCACCTTTTACAGTATAAATATGGGTAGGTTCATCAAACTGCACATATTTATCTCTTTCATGTTCATTTACACGTGCAAGGCTCTGCCATTTGGCGGGCATTTCTATCTAAAGTATCAAGCTATAACTTTAGACCTCTGCGTAGAAAAGAATATATTTAGACAACCCTAGTTGAATAGATGCCGTGTAGTTGTCAAATACCTGGTCCGGCATACCCAGAAAATAAAGAATGGGGCCCGTTTGTCTGGATAGTTCTCCACGCTCTTGCAGAACGATTCGGCCAAGTGATAACAGAATTATATAGAAATGATGAAGTCCGCGCATGGCAGGGCCTACTCGCTGCTACAGGTGATATGCTTCCTTGCTCCGATTGCAGAGATCATTTTAAGACGTGGCTTGCCGCCCATCCTGTTACACCGATTTCAAAGCTACCCTATTCAGAACTCAAACAATGGATTCGGAATTGGATCTGGGCTCTTCATGAAGATGTAAATAGACGTTTAGCAAAGCCGAGTTTTCCATTTGAAAATATCACGTCGACTTATAAGAGCGTTAATATAAAATATAACTTCCAGCTGTTTGAGCTCATTGAGAAACGCGCGATTCAGCAAGGAGGCGTTGGACTTCTTCATTGGCAGAACTGGGTAAAACAGTATAAGACTATTACAGGCGTGTACGGTATTTAATCAGATACCCTAAGCCATATCCGACAAAAAACTCCGAGAAATCAATCACTATATTCTTTTCAAAAGGATCGTGCAGTTGATAGAGAGCAAAAAACACAATAAGTGGCCAGTACCAGACCGCTATAAGGCCAAAGGCCAGATGCCAGAAGGAGTTCCAGCCATCTGTGAAGAGAGGGCGGGCCATACTATTTTATGCTAAAAATAAAAGCAAGAACCATACCCAATTAACATCCTTTTTCTCTCAGGGGTAGACGTCCGAATCACATCAAGTGTCCAATTCATAATATGAAACCACTTGTTGTTATGTAGTTCTTGGAACCGCCTTATTCTCTGTTCCATAGTTGAATATCGTCACGTAGGTTTAAATCTAGAACCCAGGAAATCCCGCGAGGCTCATATAGGCCTTACCAATCTTATTATCGCCCTCGATCGCCCCATCAGGCTTTCTCACAGCACCAAGATTGCTCGAGGAGGCGCCAGGGGTGTAGTACAGCAGGATCTTTCCTTGCCCACGAGCTGCCTCTACAATTTTTCGCAGACGCGCATCCTTCTCCCAGCGCTGTGTGAGGGCATCGAGAAGCACTTTATCCTTCACGGTGGCCCATGCGGCCTCGTCGATCGGGGCGCTGTACATCTTCTGCGTAGCGGGGCGAAGGGCCTTACGTACTTCATCCTTTTCCTCTTGTAGAAGCTCGAAATCTCTCTTTTCACCGAGAGGCTTCGTGTTGCTGTTCGTCTCCAGAAGACGCTGGTTCATGAACTTCTGGTGGATGCGGCCTTCGCGGCTGAAGAGGGACTTGGCCAGATCGGGTTTTGTGCTCGCGAGCTTGTATTTCATCGCCGCCAGGTAGTGCTCGAGGGTGGGATAGACAGATGAGGAATCTTCGGGATCGGCAAGAGGAAAGGGGGCGGATGGGCTCAGCCAGCGACCGGCACCCTTGTCGTTGATACTGAGGCGGTCCTCGAGGCTGGCACCATCAAAGAACTGGAAGACTTCTGAGAGAGTGTAGCGCGACTTTGCCTCGGCAGGAGCCGCGGTTCCTGCCTCGACTTGGAGGGTGCGAGCAGCAGCGGCTTCTGCTGCAGAGGCAGAAGCTGAAGGAGCCACAATCCGAATCTTCTTCTTCGTAACAGGGGCTTCTGCTGCTGCATTCTCCATCGCAGCCAGCGTGGCCACCTTCACTGCAGCGGGCATTGCAGCCAGCGTTGCCTCTCTTACAGCTCCCGTAAGAGCCTGAATGGAGTTTGCGCGCTCTATCGGCGGCATCGACGTTAACGCCGCAATTCTCTGTTCAACCGGTAAGTCCGTGAGCTCCTTCGCCACCTTTGCCGTCTGTGCCTTGAGTGCTTCGCGTGCTGTCTTCTCCTCTAGCGTGGCGTCGATAGGTGTCGCTGCAGCAACAGGTGCAGGTGCAGGTGCAAAGATGCGTTCCAGAGATGCCTTCTTTACGGCCTCCTCCACTTCCTGTTCCTCCACATAGTCCACCTCCCGCTTTCTGCGGAAGACGAACCACCGATTCAGAAAGGAGAACTCCTTCACCACCGGGCTCATGGCGAACTTTCCATCCGTCTTTTCATATGTGGACCCAAAGAGAGCGGTACTTTCTTTCAGGCCCACCTCCTTCAACTCCTCTGCTGTGAGCAGCTCGCACCCAATCTTTCCAAGCTTCTCCTGCAGTAGCTTGAACGGCACAAGATACTCGCGGTGAGAGGTGCCAATGCTGATGAAGTCCACATCAATTCCCATGCCAAATGCAGATTCATCCTCGGGAAGATCATCATCTGTATAGACTTTCTTGATCGACCACAGCAGCGAATCCCCCTCCACACCATTCTTCACGGAGACGCCGCGCAGAAGATCAAACACCTTCTCACCATCGAAGCAGCAGCCGATGAAATAGCCACCTACCTTCAGAATATCGGCAAGATTCTTCAAGAATCCATTGAACATCATCTTGTTCTCAAAGAAGTAGTGGAGTGCAAACATCACACTCACGCAGTCCGAGCCCATCTTCAGACGACTTGCATTCTTCTCAATGAAAGGAGGAACCGGCGAGCTCGTCTGCACACGACCGAACACGCTGCGGAGAATGTTCTTCTCCTGGTCTGTAGCACCCGCAGCACCATCCACAATCGACTTACTGCTGTCGGCAATTGCGAAGATCATAGGCGGCACTGAGCCACGGTGAGCGCGGCTAACCGTATCGGCATAGCGACGATAGGCTCCATCCTGTGCCCCTATAATGTTATCACCCGCCATGTCCACTCCAAGAACAAACGAGATATTGGCACGCCGCCACTTCTGTAAGTCGGCCGCCTTGCCCACAGCCAGATCCACGAGAGTCTTCTTACCCCCCTTGAGCCCCGCCATATATAGAATGTTCTCCTTCACATACTTGTTGTGGAAATCACGAAGACCACGCACAAGCTGAAGATCCTGCGCAGTCGCCTTGCGCTCATAGTAGCGCCGCGCAACCAGCTGGCGACCCTCCTTCAGCTTCATAAGCTCCTTGTTCTCCTCCTCGGACGGCTCCTCATTGCCCGTGCGAATCATACTATCCGTGATCGGCTCATTGATACTATTCCAAACACCCTCCGCTGTATCCTCACTGTTCAGCGTCCGCCCGAGAATTCCCTTTTGAAGGCGCTCCGTCTTATCGAGGCGCACGCGTACGGGAACCCATCTCCAGCCCGAGGGACGAGAGCCATCGTACGCGAACTCCACGATGCTCTTGTCCTCGATCGGCTCACCCGAACGCTCGGTTGTAACATAGTCCTGGGCCGTATAGGGATCGGTCTTAATCTCCAGGTAGCAAATGCTCGCCATTGTATCGGGGAACTCCTTTGGATTGAAGAGGACCGGTTTGTACTCGCCCCTCTTCCCTGAGCGCAGCTCCTTCTCTTCCAAAATGGCCTCGCGAGGATTGGTGCGAGAGACATCGGAGCTTGAGCCAACATAGAGGCGCAGAGTCTTATACTGTACCGTCTCGTTCGTCCCGGGCTTCACGCCCGTAAAGACACGCTCCTCGCGTCCCTCAGGGTACTTCTCAATTGAGATCAGGAAGTCAATTGTATTGTCGTGGGCCGGCTTCCACTTGAACTGGGCAAGGAAAGCAGCCCCTGCCTTCTCGGGCAGCGGCGCCGCGTTGGGCGTGAAGATGAGGCCGTCCGTATTGTAGACGGGATACGCATCGAGGACTCGCGCAGCCGACTGGAAGATCGAGCCATCTCCGGCCTTCGCGAACAAGAAGTTCTTCATGGCCACCTGCACCTTTGTGGCAGGTGTGATGCCGGGCAGAATAATCTTCGGATCCGTGTTCCACTTGGTCGTCCACTTCTTGAGAAGACTGTGGCGACCCTCCTCCGCCGTACCCGTGTGAAATGGCATCTTCGTTACATCCTTCTTGTCGATGTCAATGTAGAGATCAAAGAGAAGAAGCTGCTGGATTGCCTTTTTCTCCTTGGTCTGTGTTACCCACTCACCGTCGGCGAGGGACTGGCGGCAGAGAAGATTCTGGAGGCCGGTGCGATACACGTTCATGGCCATATCGATCAAGAAGAGATCGCCCTTGGAATCACAGTAGGCCATTACGCGGAGTCCGTCCGCCTTGTCCGTTACATTGTATCCATCGCGCAGATTCGCCACTCCCTCCTCATGATCCTTCAAGAAATTTCCGAGCTCAAGAGTGATTGGGGGAACACCACGGAACTTGTTCGTGCCGACGAGGCCCTGGTAGGCCTTGAGAACACGGTCCTTTGTGCTCTTACGAATAAGAATGCTGTTCTTCTGGATGCCGCGGAGAACCTCGCCGACACCCTTCACTAGCCGCTTCATTGCCGACCCGACAGTGTCGCCTTCGACTCTCTTGAGCTCCACCTCAATCTCATAGAGGGCAGGGGCGGCCATTACATCCTGGTCGCGGAAACGGCGCATCCAGCGATACTCCCCCTTGTTGTTTTTCAGTGTGCCGCGGACAATCGACATGTCGATCAGGAGGCCATCGCCCTCAAAGGTCCAGCGGCGAATGATACGGAACGCCTTTCGCTGCTGCCCCCACGTTGCGATCAGCTGGGCTACCTTGGGATCATCCTTTGAAACTCCGAGCTCCCTGCGTGTCTTTACACGCACATCATAGTCCTCGATGTCGAGGTTGGACGTCGGGAGAGTACGATCCTTGATCATGGCGACAAAGGGCTTCCCCGCGATTGTGTCATCGCGACAGTACTGCTGGATCACACCCATTGTCGGAAGTGTAAAACGAATATGCTCGGGAGTCATAATCGTCATACGGTCCTCCTGAGGAAGGGAGCGGTACCCCTTCGCACGAAGACGCTGCGCAACTGCCAGGAATGTCGTTACATCGACCGCACCCTTTACACCAAAGGTGGCCTCCAGTTCCTGGTCGGTTTCCGTGAGCCAACCATTCGTAATTTTCTGAAGGGTTTCGGCTTCTGCAGGGTAGAGTTCCATCCCGCGTTCTATTCACTTATATAGAGTTCCCTTTGGGCGGCCATCGCTTCAAACTTAGGGTGCTGCCCCAATAGAAAATTCATCTGCTAGATGGCGAATTGCCTCAGCACGGCCCACAGCAACTGCATAATCCTCTTTTAGAGGCTTTTGCTGGAAAGAAAAGGATACGGACAGATCGGTCGCCTTCTTTTTTAGTTCCTCTAACTTTCCATCGGTGACGGGCCACCGTACCTTCCATCCATCGGCCTCGCGTTCCGAAATCCAGGCCCCTAGCCCGAGGCCCTCGCTCAGACTCTTCTCGCCGGGAAGGTGGTATACGCAACGGGAGCCGAGACCACATGTCCAGATGGGGAGTTCATTTGTCCAGCGACGAAAATCCTCGGGGAATTGGAGAATCTTCTTATTCGCATCGTCTATGATGAGCTTCTGAACCCCGAGCACCTCGCAGAGAGCATCGTCGAGTTCCCGTGTGTCCTGCTGAGGAGAAACGGCAGCTGTCTGCTGTGCTGCGAGCTGCTCAAGGATCTTCACCCGATTCCAGCGGCGGCCCTTGCAGGTCTCCTCGATCTTCGCGCCGAGCTTCATGAGCTCTTCACGGAGGATCTGCTTGCGAAGTGTATAGGTCCCTGCGCGATACAGGGGGTCCGTGTGCCAGAGGGAAAGGGCAACGGGGCCGGGGGGCTCAATGGGAGTGGCCACGAGACCACCGGGACCGCTGATGGCCTCCTTCTTGGATCCACCGGTATCGCTCTCAAGCTGAATCTCTATCGGGGGAACACTAGTGCCTCGATGGGGATTCTGTTGTATCCAGTTTTGTATATCAACCAACATTCTATATATCTATAGTGAGCCATATTTAGGTCGCACCGAGAATCTCCTGTGCCTTGCGCTCCTCCTCTTCACGGAGAGTGAAGTTCTGACGATTCTGAATGCAGAATTCCATGTACTTCTTGATCTTCTCAAAGGACTCGGAAGAGATCTTGGAGACATCAAAAAAGACGCCGTTGCTGTTTTCACTGTACTCGGAGTGTGTTTCCTTCAGGATGCGAAAAATATCCTCTTGCTCGGATTTCACAAGTCTCTTGAGATCCTCTAGAAGCTTCTTTCTTTCTTCATAGTCGTCCGACATTTCCTATTTCGTTCGTATCTTCTAGGGAAAGGTGCTTTCCCGCATTTACTGGGCTTCAACTGCCTCTGCCTCTTCTTCCTCTTCTTCCTCTCCTACCTCTTCCTCTTCTTCCTGCTTCTCTTCCTCTTCTTCCTCTCCTGCCTCTGCCTCTTCCTCTCCTACCTCTGCCTCTGCCTCTGCGGAAGCAAAAGCAGAAGCAGAAGCAGAAGCAGGAGCAGAAGCAGGAGCTCCCTTGATAGATCCACGGAACAGGCCTACACTGAGGATATAGGGATCGTTCACCTGGAACCGAGACTTCTGAATCTCCACCTTCACTACCTCTCCAACCTCGGCCGCCTCAAACTCCTCGTTTCCAATGTGAAGGTCGCGCGGAAGAATCACCCGGATGGCATCATCAAAAGAAACGTACATGCCCATCTTATTCTTGCGAATCACAATTCCCTGGATGATAATGCCCGTCGGAGGATTGAGAACCTTGCCCTCGGCCTGAATATGGTAGACAATGTCGCCCGTAAACCGCCCCTTCTCCACATATCCCATGGACCTCGAGAGGATCTTGAGGGTGCCAGGGAGCACAAAGCCGTGGCGCGAACACTTATTCTCTAGACGCGTGCTCATCTTATCGAGAAGAATATCATCAATATTTTCAATATTCTTTCCGAGATCCCTGGGTGTGAGGGGTACACGCTCTTCAAAGATTGCAGTATATTCCATTGTCTTCCTACACATTCAGCGGGTTAGTTTTCATTCAAATTTACTTAAGGCTTTTCGGGATTCTCTTCATGCACCTTTGTCGGCAATACCAAGACTCTTCCAGCGTAATTATTAAAGACAATAGGTTCTACAATGGGCAACTCAGGATACTCCTCTGGTAAGTTAACTTCCTCAAACTCCTTTGAATAGATTCCATCAATAAGACAGAAGATTGCTTTATCAATACTCTCTATTAATTCTGGATGAGTCGTTTTCAAGCTACAGATCGAAATGTATTTCATAGTATTCTCTTTCACATTGATCACAGGAATCATCCAGTCATCTGTACACACAAGATTAGTAGGATACATAATCTGATTTGTATTCAGAATCCATCCCTCTTGATATACGCCACTCGAGCGCAATACAGGGAATCCTGATAACTCCTTTATATAAGTCATCAGTTGTCCAATAATAGGATGTGCAAATGCATCCTTCATTCTCACCATTTTATTTGTATGTAGATAGGCCCTGCAGTCACGGATAGCTGCATTCTTATGCATGGGACAATATTTGAGGCCGAATAACCTCTCCGTCTCCCGAATCATTGCATCTGGTGCACCGCAGTAGAAGCAAGATGTTATCGTCATTATAAGATTTCTGGGGACGAGGCTGTTGTAGGATGGGTTTTCCATTCGTAACATGCAAGTACAGTTGAGGGCGAGTTCAAATTTTAGGAACACATTATTCAAGAAGAAAAAAGGGCCGCTGGTACTCGTTCACAATGCCATCCGCGCACAACTGTATCGATAAAATCTGTGTTATGCTGTGGTTTCCAGGAATTTTCACGTTGCATTGTATGACGAACCATCAGTTTAGAACGATTTAGTAAAGTTGCATTATGTTTATCTGTGCGTGCTTTCATTTGCACAGCAGTCTCCGTTGGCATTTTAATGACTCCTTACGTAAATATGCCAACTTCAAATTTACCCCCTCACACCTTCAAAGCCAACCCCTTGTGCTTCGTCTTGAAACTCTCGACCGGCCGGTAAAACCAACGCTTTCCACCCACCTTCTTCGCATTCATCCAGCGCAGCAACAAATCCTTTAGAGCACACGCACGCACTGCATTTCGAGGGAACTCCTGCCACTTGTGCTCCTCAATGTACCGGATCTTCCGTTCGTGGCTCGTCCTCGCCAGCTCCTTCAGCAGATCAGCCACAACAGCCGGCCGCAGCTCCCCCAACGTTCCCACGTCCTTCTGCACGCTCTTCTTCTTCATTCGCCCCTTCTCCTCATACTCCTCTTCGACAACGCGCAGATCCGTGCTCAGCACAATCTCCCGCTCCTCATACGACTCCAGGATCTTTCCAATCTCCACCAGCATTTTCACGTGAAACGACACGGTACTGATGTTGCCGCACTCACCACCCTTCTCAGGTTTTCCACCCACTGCCGCCACTTTCTCGTTCGTCTTGAAGATCATCTCCCCCTTTTTCGGCACCATAAAGCCATAGATGCGTCCAGTTGTCGTAGTATCTGCAGGAGCAAAGGCATCTGCATCGAGAACCCGCGTAACCGCCTCAGGGCATGCGGCCCCGTCTGCACAGATATACTTAAGCCCAGCCGTTGAAAAGTCGATGTAACGGAAGGTATCCCGTTTCAACACTTGCTGCTTCGCAATCTCCAACATAACATCCCCGCCCCCCTTCACAAGCGACTGCTGCTCCTTCATTGTAAGAACTTCGTCCCAGACATACTCTAGAACAGCCCTCTCTAAAGCCACGCAGCTGTCCACGTGCCCCTTGATCTTCTCATAGATCCACACCATTGTCTCCACCTGCTGCTTCGCCTTGTGAATCTCTCCCTGATCTCCTGAGTACCGTTTCTCCATCTCCGCCATGATCTCGTCGGGCAACTTCGTGCTCGCGCTCGAATCACCAATCGTCTTAGCCCAGACCATGAAGAGACCCCAGATGCCAATGTCCTCACGAGCCCGAACAACTGTCGTTACCGTTGTATCAGGCAGATAGACGTCCCGCTTCACAGGATAGTTCGCAACACGGAGTGCGAGAGGAATGCTTCTGTCCTTCAAGAAATCGGGCTGGAACAGATAGTATCCATTTCTGTAAATAATAAATCCTTCTTTCCCTGATGGGCTCGTAACACGGAACGACTGATTCCCCACAATTCCAGAGAGGATACTGGAGAGAGCAAGTGGCGGTACCCCAGACAAGTTGTCGTGCAGCTCGTCGAACTGGTAGGAGATCTGCATGGCAAAGAGATTCCGGATTACTCTCCGAATCTTAGCCTCATGTGCCCGCGCCGCATACTCATCATACGTAGAGGTATCGGCATCTTTCAACTGGAGAAGGGGCACCCTCTCCTCTGTCTCACTCTTTCGGCAGATATAGTCGCACGATTCAATCCAGTCGCAGATACTCGTGTAGGGTGTATCCGTAACAATCATCTCTTTGCGAAGAGGATCCTGCCAGATACCCTGGGAATCAATGTGTCTCTGTGAAGGCAGTGATCCGCTAGGAATCTTAATGGCATCAATATTCAAATTGCAGTCCAGTGCATACTCTTTGAGAACACGGGTGACGCGCCCCATCTCCATGGCCTTTCTCATAGCGCGCCGATACATGTACATATCGGCCGTCTCACGATCCTCGCTCTCAGGAAACGCGGTGACCAAAAGATAAATCGTGCAATTCTGCTGGCTATACCAGTGTCCCTCGATCTCCACGGGCCGAAGAGCCGAGTGGCTGCAGTTACGCACGCCGCGACCCAGAACCTGCTCCATCTTGTTCAAGTGGAACCAGCTGTCGAATACATAGAGCTCGCGCACAAATCGGAAGTCCACACCCTCGCTCGCCACCTGAGAGCCAATGATCACCTTTATATCTTTTCCATCTTTATTTGAGAAAGCACGGGCATCTTCCACAAGCCGCCCGTTGTTCGGCGACAACGCTTGGGTTCCTGTGAGAAGAATATACTTTGCAGGGCGGAAGGAATGTGCGGGATGATTATCCTTTTTTCCAACAAGCTTCGGATGCCCCGTCTCACGGAGAGAGCAGAAGGCGCACTGACGACCTCCGCTCGCAGCGGATAGGGCCACCCCTTCCTTTAGAAAGGGTGTCTCCCGTCCATGCACTGTGTATCCGTTCGCCTCCAAACAAAGAGCAAGGGGTAGTGCACCTGAGCGAATGAAGCGGCTGAAAATGAAGGAGACGCCAATGCCGTGCTGGAGTCGGTCCAAGATCAGTTTCGCTTTCGGAGACACCTCCCCGATCGAATCAGGGGACAGCCAGTCGCCGTCGCCCCGTAAGCTGAACTGGACCCCAGACTCCTGGAACATGGAGGAGAATCCCTCATTTCCTGTGGGCCGTCCCTCGCCAGGAAACAACCAGTTGCCCGCCTCCACCATCTTTTCAATCGCACCGACGGACACACCGCCACGTGCCGCCGCCTCCTCTGTGATATCCATGTAACTTTTGAGTGAAGACCCCGTGAAGCGCACGGGTACAAGAGGAAGGCGTTTCATCAGCTTGAATTCCTCGGCCGAATTGAGCTCCTTCGATTCGGCAACTGCAGGAGGATACGAGGGCCAGCTGCGGAAACGCTCAAGGCCAAGAGGCATGAGACGGATCGGAAACTTCAGGGGATTCTCGCCACGCATAAAACTCACATAGGCACTCGCGACCTGGCCCAGAAGCTCGCGACCAATCTCCTTCCCCTCCGCATTCTTCTTCCAGCCGCCTCCTTCGAACACATCAGTTGTCTGGAGGCGCGCCTTTTTATCGTTAAGTAACAGTAAATTTAGAATAAAGATAATCTCGATATAATTGTTGTACATCGGCGTGGCCGTCATGAGCATCAGTTTCATCCCGTGCACATATCGCAGCAGCTTCGTGAGGCTCGGTGTGAGCCGTTTTCCGGCTCCAGCACCCTCCTCATCGTCCTTCAGAGAATCAGCATTGTCGTCCTCCGTTTCACCGGGAACATCACGCAAATTGTGGGCCTCGTCGATGATAAGAAGACGGCCATCGAACTCGCGACTAAAGGCACGCTTCTCAAAAGCCCCCTGTGAACCTGTGCGATCAATGTAGCTGCCGAATTTACGGTAGCCCATGAAATCATAGCGTGCGTCAATGAATGACCGAACCCGATGCGCAATTACCGTTTTATCCTTTTCATATTCCATACCCGTGTGTTTCAGGTAAAATCCCTCCGTAAATCCAATAGACGAATTGGGAATATTTTCCTCAGGAGGAATTGTAACTAGCTCCATATTAAAGATGGTTCGCCGAAAATTCGGCTGAATATTCGGAGGGGCCACGATAATCACTTTGCGGTTAGGGAAGGTTTCGAGATAGGCCTCTGCCGTTGCCACCGCCGCGTAGGTCTTTCCAACACCCACTCCGTGGAATAAGAGAGCGGACTGATAGGGGCACTGGGGAGACAGGTACCGGCCGATGAACCGCTGCACCGTGCTCAGCTCAAAATCTTCTTCAGTAGAACATGCATCCTTTCCCTGTATATCCAGATCGGCCTGTGTATCGGCCACGCTCTTCTGCCGATTCTCTAAGAACTCCCGCTTTGCGAAGAGTTTCTCGTGAAAATTCGGATCATCGGTGGAGGGATAGAGGCCAAATGCCTTTTCATAGGTATCATCTCTAGAAGGAAATAGTTTAGGAGAGCGCTTTTGCATTTCTTTTACGATGGCCGTGCGAACCTCGAAATTGGGTTCGACTTCCCATCTATCTAAAAGTTCCCTTGCCGATAAGGACCCGAACTCCATCTATCTATTCTGTATAAAATAGGAACTTAGATCCTTTATCCATAAGAGAATGTTCCCTCCGCCTTCCACAACTGGTTTTACTGTATACACGAAAACCGGTTGCAAATTCTGCAGCCTCGTAAAAGAACTTCTCGAGGAGGATGCTCCTCTTTTGATTGATGCCACGCCCTATCTTGAAGAAGACAGGGACGCTTTTCTTGCATTTGCCGAGGCGGCCGGCACAGGCGCCCATAAAACTTTCCCGATGGTATTCAAGGACGGTAAATTCGTCGGCGGATTCAAGGAGACACATGAACTTATAACTTCTTCTGTTTTTTAGACTTTCTCTTGTTTTTCTTTGTTTTTCTTCTTCCACCGACAGATACTTGATGTTTCTTTACATAGTATATCGGTAAACCACCATATTGAGATGGCTTATCAAGTTCATTTCCCTCGATATACTGTTGCATTATTAGCCCTCGATATTTATCGAGCTCCTCGTGTACAAACATGATATGTAATTTTTTTTCTTTTCTCCATAGCTTTTTATCAGACTCACTCATCATATTGTATATAGCATACGATGAATTCTCATCCCCGTCTATAATTCCCTCCCATGGAGTGGATGGATGAAGAAACTCCCATATACAATGAGGATAGATTATTTATGAAAGAATGAGCGGACAGTAGTTCCGCAAAAGACTACTCGCCTTCAGCAGAATCTCCTTCTTCTCCACATTATCGGGCCGGATCCGATCAAGTGCCTCCTCAAGGGAGAACCAGCCTATGTTTCCAATTTCACGGACCATCATCTTATTCGCAGGATCAATTGAAATATCCTTTTCTTTTTCCATGTATGAGAGATAATACTTGTGGCAGTAGTGCAACCGGTTCGTCCCAAAAAAAGTCTCCTGAATGGGGAGCAAATTGCGAATGAAACAGATATCCTTATCCGTAAGACCGGTTTCCTCAAACACTTCGCGGAGTGCGCAGGTGAACTCGCTCTCATTATGATCACGGCGACCCTTTGGAAATCCCCACTCGGGTGTAACCCACGAAGTCTTCACTTTCGCCATTAAGTAATCAAGCTTAATTTCCTCGCCCGTCTCTGAATGTTTTAACCCTGTTCTTAAAATATCCAGCTTTCCTTTGGCCACTTCCTTCTCGTTCCGATAGGAATGGCTAGGCGCATCCGGATCAATTCCCCAGAGATCCTTCCACAACGTATCAAATGGTACATTGAGAAGTTTATCCTTTTCGACCGCAGTAAGTCCATTTAACTGATTCATGATATAATCCACATCATCTACCTTGTATTTCCCCCTCATAATATCGACGAAGCCGAGACTATCCTTTCTCTGAATCAGAAGATACTGGATATTCTGCACCGAATGTTCGAGCCCCGAAATACTGCTCATATTCTGGACAAGTTCCTTTGACTGATTCCAACCACCTTTCACACGAAAAATGATCATTCCGTAACTTGTAATGGGGGCCATACAATTCCGAAAATGGTGCCCGTAGATGCCACAATTCATGCACGTAGCCGGTTTTATTTTATGATTTGCTTGAAACATCTCTGTTTCCACTACTTGATGCTGTTGTTGTTACTTTAGACCGCGGTAAGTACCCAAAGAACAAATCTCCGTATCTAGCAGCAAAGAATCGCAATGAAGCTAAAAATGCCACCGACTGTATGGGGGCCCATTTTCTGGAACACAATTCACATTGTTGCCCTAGGATATCCGTCTGAGCCCAATTATTCACAGAAAAAAGCAGCAAAGGATTTTTTTGAATCTCTCACACTGCTTCTTCCTTGTGAAGTATGTAGGAAACATTATGTACAACATCTTGCCCTGAATCCGATCGCGCCCCATCTCGACCGCCGCGGTGATCTTCTCAAATGGACAATTAATCTCCATAATGCAGTGAATAAATCTCTGAACAAGGCCGAAGTTCTTGAAAAGGAAGTTATCCAGTACTATAAACGTCTTGGTAACCTCGGGCGCAGTCCTCTTTGGACACCTTCAGATTTTGCTGAAGGAGATATGCGTGCGAGAATCCAGGGAATCGGTATCGGCGCCGCGGTTGCACTTGTTGCGGTAGGAGCCATATGGTGGACTACTAGTAAAGAAAAATGAGCCACCTTAATAGGATGGTTCTTCTAAAGAGAAAACAAACACGTAAAGCAGATAAACCTTTTGAGCCTTCGATTTACGAGGGACTTCGTCTTGCCGCAAAGGAGGCGTCTAGTCCCAAGAAAGAGGCCAAGAAGATTGTTCTTGAGCCTAAGCTAACACCGGATCAGATCAAGGCGCGCGAGGGTAGCTACTTCACCGATAAAGATATTGAGACACTGATTGATGAAGATGCAGATATCTATGGCCTTGATGCAGACACAGGTGAGAAGAAACTTCTCGCAAAATTCAGAAAGAATGTTATACCCAAAGACTGTGTACGGCAGGGCTGGGAATCTTTCTATCAGACATCTGCTCCGTCCCGTAATCGCGGTGCTGCGGCGGGACCGATTGATCTGAAGAGCGAATACTGGAAGAAGAGAAAGCCCATAGAGATTACAAAGTGGTCGACGCGCTACATGCACAATGGAAAGCTCAGTAAGATGCGCGTAAACAATCTTGTGTTCAGCAGTGTTCTCGGATTCTTTGAAAGGACGCCCTTCATGGGACTTCCGTGCCGTCTTACATCGTACACACAACGCTACTTCAAGCAGTACAAACATGGAATCCCCTATATTCAGCAACTCGGAAAGGTCTTCAAAGCTCTTGTACCCGACGCATATGAGCGCCAATACAAACGTGCTTCCTCAAAGAAGGCCTATCAGATTCCCGAAACACCCTTTTCATCAGTAACGATCAACCGCAATTTCCGCACAGCCCTTCACATGGATGATGGAGATTTCAAGGAGGGCTTTGGAAATCTTTCTGTGATTGAGCGTGGTTATTACCACGGAGGGGTTACAATGTTTCCCCGCTACAAGGTGGGGTTTGATCTTCGCACTGGAGATTTCGTGGCGATGGATGTTCACGAATGGCACTGCAATACGGAGATGTATGAGACGGCCGAGGACAAGGCAAAGAATAAGAAACTTCCCCGTATTCACACAGACGATATCTCTACGGGAACAGTGGGCGCTGAAAAGGCATTTACACGCATTTCATTTGTCTGCTACCTTCGGGAGAAACTGCTCCACTGTAATGAGAAAGACACTCAGAAATATTATGATAAGATTGAATTTCACCCCGAAAAGGGGTCCCTTGTGGTAAAGAAGGGTACCCGCAAAATAAAGACATGAACTACTAAGTATGACGACGACAGCCGAATGGGTTGGTAGAAGAGGAAAAGAATTAAGTGGATTAAGTTCATTCCTTCCATCATTCTTTCCAGATGCTGTTCCGCCACAACGAAGGGCGGTAGCCGATGCATCGTGGAGTTTTCCCGCGGCATCGCGAGGCTACCCCGATGCATCGCCAGGCTACCCCGAGGCATCGCGAGGAAGTTGGTGGGGTGGTCCCATTGCATCGCGAGGAGGTCCCGAGGCATCGCGAGGAAGAAGTTGGTGGTCCCCCACAGAGCAACGGCCAACAGAAACTGCAGTTAGCTTCTTCTCAGGAATCTTCTCTTATTTATTTTACCTGAGCATCATTAGCTTTTTTATCTTTATGATTCTTATTGTTGTCCACTATACAATCACGCCAGTTTTCAAGTTCGATTCATCCGGTACATCTGCCCCCATTGATGTATCTGCTGGCATAACAGACGGGCAACTTTCCTGGTCGTCGGGCCCGGCCCCGCCCGATTCGCCACCGAGCCCTGGATTCAAGAATCTACTCAATGCAGACTACACCCTTTCATTTGATATGTTTGTCTCTAGCGATTTTTCCACGGTAAGTTCTCCACACGTTGTTCTCTATCGCTCTACCGCTGCGAAGGAACTTGCCGCGAATATGAATATATCTACAATTCTTACAACATTTACAGATTCTAATCTAATTGTCTATATTGACTCTATGAAGAATGATTTAAATATCATTACGCAAACCACTACAACTAATGGCGATGTTACACCCGAACCACTCCCTACGATTGTAAATGTTCCGGTTGGATCACCTTTCAGAGTTGGCATTATCTTCACTTCAAACTACGTCGAAGTCTACATCAACGGAAAGTTAGAAGCCACCCGTATTCTCAAAGGAACATTAATCGGCAGTCCAGGGACGTTTTATTCACCCCCTTCTAGGGTAAGTTCTAGTGTACAAATCGCAAACATACAGTATTGGGCTCGTATTCTTACACCGAGTGATCTGCGCGCCATTGGACCTGTTCTTCCCGAGCCCTCTTTTTTCAAACGCTGAAATGACATTATTCTAAAACTAAAGAACCTCTTTGAGTTTCCTTAATTTTAACTTGATATGGTAGGAATGCCGTGGTTTTACATATTAATGTTCATATTGTTTATTGCACTTATAACTATCATAGTTCTTACGTTTATGCCCAAGGCTAGTCCATCAACTTCATCACAAGATATGACCCCTTATCTACTTACAAATTCTCCTGGAGTTCTCTCAGAAGTCGATATCAATTCATTCTTACAAGATTCATCATCCGCGTTCCAGGCATTTTTCTACATACTCCCCTTACAGCGCACAACTACGGCTACACCATGTGGTTCTGGTGACGGGCTCGCCTCATGTGAGGATGGTCGATATGATACGTGTAACTGCAAGGATGTGAAGTGTACGAATTGTGTCCACAGCGGATATCTTCCTCTCTTCACAATCAATGCAGCCTGTACCGTAGAAATCATCCCGTCTCCCGATGCAAGTCGCCAGGGAAAGGCGATGTCGCAGCTCGTCTTGAAGACGGAGGCACCGCAAGATATGTCTGGGAATGCTATCACAGATGAATCTGGAAACAATGCTTCAACCTCAAAAGGATTTTATATTGAGACGGTCGCGCTACCCCAAATACCTATTCAACAGTGGGTAATGGTAACAGTTTCAAGAACAGGTCGTCGGTTTGAAGTCTATTACAATACTGAACTTGTTGTTTCGAAGACGACTCTCTACAATATTGCAAAGCGTGGGTCTAGAGATCCTCAGATCAAAGTTGGAAATCCCGGGCTCACTGGATATATAGCTTACACAACAAAGTACCCAAGAGGTGTTACACTTTTTGATGTACAGTCCCAGTATAAATCAAGAGTGGATACAACAGGAGCACCTATCCTCGGGCAGAACCTCCCGCAGATTGGAGGAACTCCAAGCAAAGATGCATCTTATACTATTCTCTCGAACCTACCTACACTCATAACACAATCAACTCCTCCTCCTGCGGCCCCCCTGTTTGAGTGGGAAACCCCATATGCTTAATTTTAAGTTCATATGGTAGAGAATGGACAGCTTCAAAGCACCGGATTTCAAATTACCAAACATACCCTCTACAAAGAATGTAAGTAGCGGAGTGTCATCTGCAATCCCCTGGTTCCTAAATTTCATTATTATCATATGTGCAGTTGTTATTTTGTATTTTCTCTACAATTACATTGTAACTCCTTCAAATAAGTCCGACCAAGTCGTGGTATTTTCATCAAAGATGGCCGCAAATGCTCTTCAGAAAAGTACATCGATTGCGTCACTGTATGAAGGAGGAGAATACACGGTGAATCTCTGGGTCTACATCGCAGGGTTTAATACAAATCTTGGAATACGCAAACACATTCTTGAGATCGGTGGAAGCAATTTTGCCACTCTTCTGATTGCCCTCGGTGCCTTCAAGAACTCGCTCCTTGTGAGAGTTCATACGAAGGATGCGTCCGGTTCGCTGGGAAGCGGTGTCTCGGATTCATCGGGCAATGATGTTCCTTCTTCTGGAGATTACTCGGATCCTTCGATCACAAATCGCGACGACACAAGTCTAACGGTAACCGATAAGGATGTGCTGTTCACTCCTCTTCTAATCGACGATGGCCTTCTTAATGTAAAACCGATGTGCGACATTGATACAATCGATATGCAGCGTTGGGTACAGATTACCGTTGTGATCAATGGGCGTACATGCGATGTATACATGGACGGAAAGCTCTCGCGCTCCTGTGTCCTCAAGCATTACTACAAGGTAGATCCTACGGGAGTCTCTATGCGTGTCGCAGATCGTTCAGGATTTGATGGATATGTCTCAAATGTAACAACATTTAAACAGGCTATTAATCCTGATCAGATCTATCAGATGTATATAGCGGGCCCCGATGGAAAATCCACTGATATTATATCCTACCTCAAATCTCTCTTTTGAGTGGAGGAGTACCATATGAACTTAGAATTAAGGAAGCTCAAAGAGCTTTCTTAATTCTAAGATTCATCGGTTAATTCGTCGTAAGTGCTGGCTGTGCCAGCCATCCCTTAGGGTAGGAAATAAAAAGTAAGGAAGTTTTAACTTCCTTACTTTTTAGTCACGACGTTAATTTAATCCCTATCAGTAGATGTCATATCTAGACAGGGCTAGCCAGTATGGACTCAATAGGTATAGCCAGTATGGACTCAATAGATATAGCCAATATGGACAAAGTAGAATCATCGGAACTCTAATGGCAGCGACACCCGCTGGCGAGCTCTTTCTTGCAGTTGTCCTTGTTCTTATTGTGCTCGTCTTTTTCTTCACACTCGAAGGACTTTATAGTGCTTTCACATACTCTAAGCAAAAGATGACTCCTCTCATGAACTATACGGTCTCCTCCACGGACAGGACCCTTGCAGTTCACCAGGATCCCACGAAGTACCAGGATGCAATTCCAATTTTATTCTCCGATAATGAGCCTACCGGCACGGAATTTGCCTATTCGTTCTATCTCTATGTGAACCCGAGTACATTTACAAACTCGGCGGTTCTCTATCATGTGTGGCACAAAGGATTTGGATGTGTCTGGCCTCTCATGGGCCCGGGTGTTTTTATTCGCGGGGAAACCAATACGATGCGTATCGTGATGAACACGTTCGCGAATCCTTATACCTTTGTGGATGTAGCAAATATTCCTGTGAAGAAGTGGTTCCACGTGGTGCTCAACTGCAGACGTTCGGGTCTCGAGGTTCACGTAAATGGTAATCTCGCAAATAAGATACGGTTCGAGAATACAATGGCATATCAGAATTTCCAGGATATTGTCCTCTTTTCGAATGCCAACTATAGCTTAGGATCTACAACAGGAGCAATTGGGGAGGATACATTCAAGGTCGCTGGTGTATTCCAAGGCATGATGAGCAGCTTTATGTATGCCCGGTATGCACTCTCCTACGGAGAAATCCAGGCTCTTATGAATGCGGGCCCCTCTACCACAATGAAGAGCGATACTGCGATCGTGCCGCCCTACATGAACGACTCGTGGTGGACAACATCGTATAATGCCTAGAAAATGCAAATTTAAAATTCAATAGACAATAACCTTTGAGGTGATGGTCTAAGAATTTAGAAACATGGGGAAGATAGAATGACGGGTGGAGGTTTACTTGCCCTAATCGCATATGGTTCCCAGAATGTAATTCTTTCTGGAACCCCGCAAATGACATACTTCTATAAGACATTTCGCAGATATACGCATTTTGCCACGGAAAATGTAACCACTGCAATGGACGGACCGAATGAACTTCCATTTGATAAGCCTATTGAGCTTCGTGCAAAAATTCAGCGCGTGGGTGATCTTCTCTGCGATCTCTATTTCACCTTTACGATTCCAGATATTTACAGTAAATTTATAAGTCCGGGTTCACGGCAGTATGAATTTAAATGGGTCCGGTATCTCGGCGCCGCCATCATCCAAAAGGCCGCCTTTTTCGTTGGGGGGCAGAAGATCCAGGAATTTGATGGAACCTATCTCCTCGCCAAAGCTATGTCTGATCTAACGACAGATGAGTTTGAGAAGTGGCGCATTTTAATCGGGGATACAGATGAACTTAATGATCCAAGTAAAGGAGTTTATGCGGGGGGGCCAACGGCATCGGCATATCCTAGTGTTTTTCAGAATCCGAATATCAACATAAATAGTCAGGCAAATCGTCCCTCCATCTTCGGCCAAGAGATTCATGTTCCTCTCAGTTTCTGGTTTTCGGAGGCATTCTCGAACGCCCTTCCTCTTGTTGGCCTCCAGTTTCACGAGTGCGAGGTCCGGATTACATTGAACCCTATCGAGAGACTGTATACATATTTGGATCTGGCCGGCAATCGTGTAGCACCCAATTACCGGGTGTCTTCACCGCCCGCAAACTCTTATCTAAACATCCCTACGTACGGGCAGAATACAGATTTAAATGCGCCGATCAGTGCTTTTCTGGCGGACTGGGGGGTTACACGCCCTCCACTCGATCAGTTCTACATCAATCCGCGACTTCAAGCAACGTATGTCTATCTCCCGACAGACGAACAGCGTATTTTTGCAATCTCTCCACTCTCCTATGTAGTTACACAGATTACACCACAAGTGTTTACGGGGTTAACCGTTCGCAAAACGCTTGATATTGAAATCCATAATCCACTCACACGCCTTTTTTTCTTACCGAAGAGATCGGACTCGGCTGCACGCAATGATTTTTCTAATTTCACAAACTGGTCCACGAATCCCACGCCCCCGTATAATCCCACACCCACAACGAACGACACCACTAATCCCCTCTACTCACAGGCCCTTGCATCTGGAATCCTTGCATCTGGACTCATTGTACCGAATGGACAAATATCCATTATTCGCGCACTCCGTGTTCTCTGTGATGGTAATGAAATCCAACAAGAAAAGACGGCCGATTACTTCACGAAGATCACGCCGTGGAAGTACATGAAGGGGCAGACAAAGACCCTGTTTCCTGTGTATAGCTTTTCTCTTCATAGCCCGGGTGTACAGCCCTCTGGAAGCATTAATGCGAGCCGTATTCGGAATTTCCAGGTCGAGGTCGATGTCTTTGATCTTCCTCCGAATACGACGTACACCTATGATCTCACGATCTATGTCGAAAACATAAACTTCTTTGAGGTTGCATCTGGTATGGGCGGTGTTAAGTATGCGATATAAGCCAAGATACATAGATGGCCTTTGCACATGAAAGAAGATGCCAGAGGCTGTGATAGGTCGCATAGCCTGTTCCACGGGAAATTTTAGTGTTCACGTACGCTACAATCATATTTAGTAAGATAAATCGCAGAAGAAGACCCTTTCGTACGCCGAGCCATAGATCATACGCGCCCCAGATCCCTGCGAGACCATAGTCGAGAAGAAGGAGGGTTCCAACGGGTTCACCGTACGCGTGCCATAGAACCGATGCTGTCGTGGATGTGAAAATAAGTATTCCATATCCAGGATAGACTGTATAAATTGGACCAATTGCTAGAAGATGAGGTAGAGTCGATGCCACAAGCATTTACTCCTTCTTCACCTTTCGCGTCGCCCCCTTCTCCCGCATGTCCTTCAGTTTTACCTCTGCACGTCCAGAGGCCTTGCTCAGATTGAGCTTGGCAAACTCGGGATACGTGGACACAATCCACTTCGCACCCTCTAAGATACCCTCGGGTGAGCGAATATCTCCTTTCCCCTTGTACTCCTGGAGTCCACCCTTCTCCGTATAGTAGGCCGTCTTGGGAGCAACGAAATTCATGCGCACTACCGCGCCATCCGCCTTGTAAAAGAGAATGCTGCTCTCATAATCGTCCTTGTGGCCCATCTTGTTAAGCTTTATGCCTTTTGCCCCCTTTGTTCCAGGGTTGAAGAAGCCTTCGAAACAGGCGATAATGTATTTCAGATCCGTCGTTACGCGATCATTCATGAAGAATCCATTCGGCACGGGATAGACACCCCAGAGACGGCATCCAGCCTTCTTGCATTCATCAAAGCCGCGCTGGATGATTTTCTTCAGATCTCCGAGCTTCTTCTCACTCCGCTTGGCCTTTGCATCGTACTCGAGAAAGCCCTGGATATCATCGTCCATGGATACGATGGGTTTACCAATAGGAAAGTAGTCGTAAATGAAATTACGGACGGGGCCAATTCCCTTCACACCCACAATGATCTTTCCATACAGTTTCGGATCCAGTGTATCCTTATACAGCTGTTCCTCGTCCTTGTTCGCCACAAAAATATGGATGCGACGAGGCTCAATACCGTAGTGGCTGAGGAGAGGAAGTGTCTTTTCTTTTAATGTATCTGCCCTCTTGTACGAGGGGATCGCCACCACGAAGTCGTGGAGTTTATTTTTCCGCGTGTGGCTCATTCTAATTAGATGTAACAAATTTGAATCCATATGGTAGGTGATGTCTTGGTGGAATCCGTTTGCTGGTACTACACCAGATCCAAATCAAAACAATCTAGCAATTTCATCTGAGTTTTCTAAGTTAGGCGCCGCCATAAAAAGGGGTAGCGACACTCTTGGTATCGTAAAACAAATTCCCGGGGTTGCTCAATCAACAATTGACGACTACAGTACACTCTTAACGGAAGTACAGAAATACTATAATGGACCTGCTGCAACAGACACCTTGGCAAACATTAATTCGAAGGTCAGTGTATTTGAACGGCAAACTGCACAGTTTGTGGAAAAAAGCCAGAACGATGTGCAAAACAAGGTGGATATTGATGCAGCGGTTCAGGAAAAAGAGAAAGAGCCCGTTGATATGAAATCGGATGCTATAAAGACTGCAGTAAATATTATCTATTGGGTCTTATATACCGGCTTTGTTATATGGGCCGGATCGGTTGGAAGTAATCTCGCATTTCGGGAGTACGGGGAGAAGGGAAGTTATACTTTCTTTTATTTTTTCTACACGGCGCTACTCGCGGGGGCCTATAGTCTTCTAGCATCGTGGGGAATTCCCCTTCTAACACCTTACAAAGACAGCAAGTTTATACGGTTGATGTGCCTTATTGGATTCCAGTTTCTCTGCATCGGTATCTTCTTTTCAACAACTGTGAGCAAAGGACTTGTGTTTAGAGCTTGGTTACTTCCTCTAATTGAAGGAGAAAGCCGTGGTCTCTTTTCGTATGGTGGCCCGAGGTCGCCGCTTCCTCTAGAACGAAGCGTTGTTTTACCTCTTCTTCCACAACTTCCCCTAGCACGTGTAGAACCCCCGGGGGTAAGTGCCTTACTAGGTGCCGCAGCAGTAAAGAGTGTAAGCCATGTATTCACTGCTCCTGCTCCTGCAGCCAGCTTAACGGCTTAGCACCCTATCTAGATAGATGAGTGTTCCCCCCAAAGATCCTAATTTCCCTTTTGTGTCCGTGATTACTCCCACATATAATCGCAAACGATTCATCCCCAGCCTCATCCGCTGCTTCCTAAGCCAAACGTATCGCAAGGAATATATGGAATGGATCGTGTACGATGATGGAGATGAGCCCGTCGAGGAGATTTTTAACCAATATAAGGATCAGCTCCCCAATTTCCGCTATTTATATGATCCTGAGAAGAGAAATATTGGCGCAAAGAGGAATCTTTTGAATAAGGCGGCGCGTGGAGACATCATTGTGGCCATGGACGACGACGATTATTATATGCCCGATCGCGTAGCTGCGGCAGTTGCAGCCTTCAAGCGAAATCCTAAGGTACATCTTGCCGGTTCCTCCGAGGTCTACATGTATTACAGTGATATACAGACAATCTACAAGCTCGGTCCCTATAACGCCAACCACGCAACGAATGGAACCATGGCGTGGACAAAGGCTTACGCGGTCTCCCACGAATATGATGAAACGGTTACGCACGCCGAGGAGAAGTCCTTCCTAGAGAACTACAAGAATCCAATGATACAGCTGGATCCGATGAAGGTTATGCTTGTGATGAGTCACACTGAAAACACCTTTGATAAGAAGAAGATGCGTGAAGAGAAGAATAACCCTTTCATAAAGAAGACGGTAATGAAGCTACAGGACTTCATCAAGGATTCGTCCTTAAGGGATTTCTTCAGATCAGCCTAAACCCACGTGTAAAACTTTATAGAGAAATGCGTACCCCTGCAGAAAAATTCTTCAGTATTCAGAACGATGTCTACACTCGTCAGCTTGTAGATTCGTCTCTTCGGGTAAATTCTATAAATCCATACCTGAAGGTGCCTCTGAGGGCTCACCAGGCCGCAGCGATTCACGCAATGGATCTACAGGAGACACAGCTTACGAATGGGCTGGACGTTTCAGGTGAAAAACTCTTTTCATCATGGGCTCTCCTAGGCGATAGTGTAGGTGTAGGAAAATCTCTCATGATTATGGGACATATTGCAGAGATGAAGGAGAAAAAGAAGGCTATGAAGGTAATTCCGTATGTATCACCCTATGTATCTCCTATGATGTTCAGTATAAGCGACGTAGTATACACTGATCTTTCAGAAGCCCCTCCTCTTCTTATCGTCCCCCACACTCTCTTCAGACAGTGGACAGCCTATATAAAAGACCAATCGAAGCTAAAACCCTTTCTGGTTCCTACGAAACGTGTACTCGACTCCGACGAGTTTTTCACGAAACTCTTTTCCAGTGATTTAATCCTGATTTCAAATACATTAGCCAAGGCCTTCTTAGAAAAAATCAGCACGCATAAGATTCGATTTCAAAGGGTCTATATCGATGAAGCAGATTCTATAAAACTTTCCCGCGATGAATATCCTCTTACAAAGTTCACATGGCTCATTACTGCAAGTTGGCCAAGCATTCTCTTTTCAAATGGCGGGGCGGCCGTCTATTTCTATCATTTCTTTCTTACCAATATATGTTCTGAAAACTCCAAGTATCATCCGGATTTGAAGCGTGCATATAGAATCCTTCTACAGAATTCTCATTCATCCACCGTGTTCCACGAGCGTTATATAACGTACAGCCGCTTCATTATCGAACACTTTTGTGTAAGCCATCCTCTTCGCGGCCACACGGTTGTTCGCTGTTCTGAAGACTTCATCAAGGACTCTATTTCACTTCCTCCGCTCTATAGAACAAATATCCTCTGTAGGCCCAGCCTCAGCCAACAGATTGTATCCGATGCAATTGCTCCAGAAGTACGCGCACTCTTGCATGCAGGGGATACACAGACAGCCCTTACCCTTCTTGGTGTTCAGAGCGATGAACCTCTCACGGTGATCCAAGCCGTTACAGAAAACAGGATGAAGGAGCTGGATCGTCTCAAGAAAACGTATGAATTCAAGGCAAGTATTTCCTATTCGACGCCCAAGGCAAAGGAGGAAGCACTTGCAAACCTCACGGCAAAGATAAGCCACCTCGAGGAACAGATCAAGAATATCAAGGAGCGGATTGAGAACTTCCAGCACGAAATGTGCCCTATTTGTTTCGACGAGCCGAGTGATTCTCTTCTTACCAAGTGCTGCAGCCGCATTTTTTGTGCAACCTGTATTCTTACGAGCCTTACGAGAAAACTCGAGTGCCCCCTCTGTCGCACACTCACCCACCCCTCGCACCTTCGTAAGATATCTCTTGGATCTTCGTCTGTACAGGTTCCAGTCGAGGATCCTATGCCCAAGAAGCGCGAGGCACTTCTGAAACTTCTGCGCGACAATCCTAATGGCAAGTTTCTCATTTTTAGCCGCTATGATAATCCGTTTACCCAGATTCAGAGCGAAATTGAGGCACTCAATATCGAGGTGAAGCAGGTGAAGGGTACAAAGGATTCCATACAGGCCACGCTTAATGCCTTTTCAAAGGGGCAGGTAAAGTGCCTGCTATTAAATAGTCTGCATGCGGGCGCTGGACTGACAATCACTTCAGCAACGCATGTTATACTTCTACATAAAATGGACCTCGACGAGGAAAAGCAGATCACGGGACGTGCGTATCGGATGGGTCGCAAGGACCCTCTGTATCTGTATCGTCTTCTCCACCCGGATGAGATGACTCAGGAATCAAGTGAAGCATAGAGCTTCTGCAAAGAAATACCTTCTAGTCGGCGAATCCGATCGGGACGTATTCCTCCTTTTAATGTTTCCGCATATGCATACATTGCACACATGCGTACAGGAACTTTATATGTATCAGAGAGCTCACAGAGAAGCTTCCATGCATTGAACATGGCAGACTGCTTTGTGAGAACAGGAGTATATCTCATATCCGTTATCTCAAGCCGAGTCTTCGGGTTCGGCGCCTCCGTTGTGATTCTCATACTAATATGTTTTAGCTTGAGCTGAAGACTGAGTGGAAGAATATTCCAGCACTGGTAGAAAAAGGCCCAGAAATCCCCTTGGTCGCTCATTCGGTACGCCTCAAACAGGGATAGATACAGTTTCCATCCCTCCTCACTCGATCCATGAGAGGCTTGAATTCTCTCTGGGATATTTTCAAGACTTATGAGGCTGGCAAGGTTCCCTTCGTTGTTCTCAATATCGAGCTCAACACTGTAGTCCCAATCCTCCCAGAGAGACCACCATGCAACAGGGAGGACACCTTCGGGAATATGGACCTGTTCCTCGGCAGCCTCGTAGCCGGCAAGCTGCCGTTGAAGAGCGCGCAGATCTGTTGTCATATTTTCTGGAATTTCTCTCTGAAGCCAGTCTTCAAGAATAGACTTTTTTGCACCGGATACCTGGATGGTTAGACAGTGCTTTGCAATCTGCTGGAGAGCGCGGCTGTCCAGTGTATTACTAATGAGAATCACAGGACGGCCCACAAGTGCCTCGGGCGATTTGAGATAGGCAAGAAGTTCTTGGAGTCCTCCGCGCTCACCGCTACTCAGCCCATCAATCTCATCAAGTAAAATACCAATACCTCCTTTTGAGCCATTCTCGACCATTTGCATGATTCCGCCCTCTCGTAGAAGAGGAAGGATCACCTTTCGGAAGGAGGTTCCGCTACGAGTATGGCTTGCATTAAACTCTACAACCTTCAACTTTGCCTCTTCATAAATACGATAGGCAAGTGTTGTCTTTCCAACACCGGGTTCCCCAAGAAGAAGGGCTGCAGGGAGAATACGGTTATCGAGCCACTTTTTCAGGGTATCCTCAATATCTGGATAGAGACAGTGTGTTTTTCTTTTCTGTTGTTTTTCTGAAGAAGTACTCATCTTATTCTTAGTAAGTCGTGCAGTTTAGACCGCCGCGCCTAGGTAGAAGGGATTGGCGGGGATCCTCCCATGCATGTCGACCCATCCCAGACACCTTCCCATGTTACATGCTTTAACTTCGCTTCATCACAGAGCACCTTGGTGCGATCTGTTCCTGTTGTGCCCACATTGAGATTAAATCTGTATTTTTCGTCCGGTGTAGCACCACTGGTTGCTGTGAACACTTGAATAGCCCCTTCCTTATTGGGCGCCACTCCAATCGTATCAACGCAATAGTAGGTATTTTCCGTTTTGTAGAGAGATAGGAAGTCGGGGCAGACATTCACAGAGGGGGGCCAGTTTCCAATGGAAGGCTGTATACTCTTTTGGTTAGTTCCATTGAACCACCGTGTGCCGAAATAGACTTCAATGGCAATAATGCCAATAAAAAAGAGAATACTGCTTACAATTCGCCCGGACATGAGGAGTGTATAGGCGCCACCAGATGTAAGCACTAAGGATAGAAAAATGTATATGAGGAATGTATAGTCCATTGTTATCTATACTAGACTCATAAAAAGAGTTTAGTATGGATAGTTTTAGTATGGATACTTTTAGTACCAACACACGGGTGTTTAACGGCCCCACTTGGCGAACGGCGCGGGGAGCGTGCCCGCGGTCTCAGAGAAGCCAACCTCGATATAGCCCGTAAGGAAGTCCTGGTTCGGCGCGGTGCCCGTCTGGCCGTTGACACCGTTGGTGGAGACCGTGCCGGTGGACTGCGGGACAACCAGCTGAACCTTGCGGAAGGTGCGGCCGCCCGAGAAGTAGCTCTTGCCCTGGTCGCGGAGGAGACCCTTACCCGCGCCGTTGAGCGAGGAGAGGTAGCGCGAGCCGGTGTTCGCCCAAGACGCCGTGGAGAGCTGGTTGGTTGTGGTGTTGAGGGCATAGACGAGGCCCGTCGCATCGGCGATCGGGATGTAGAACTCATTATCGAGCGAAACGATTCTCATAGCACGGAGAACACTGGTCATTTTATATTCACACATTAGAAAAAAATACGCGGGAAAGGAACCATCTAAACTTAAAGTTCTAAACTTTGAGTTTACGTGGTAAACCGGAAGAATCTATTTATCTTTATCTATCTGCCTACCGGCCCCACTTGGCAACCGGCGTAGGCAGGGACGCACTTGTCTCGGGGAAGCCAACCTCGATATAGCCCGTGAGGAAATCCTGGGTCGGGGTCGTGCCCGTCTGGCCGTTGACACCGTTGGTGGAGACCGTGCCGGTGGACTGCGGGACAACCAGCTGAACTCTGCGGAAGGTACGGCCCGCCGAAACGTAGGGACGGCCCATGTCCTTGAGGAGGCCCTGGCCCGCGGCGTTCACAGAGGACAGGTAGCGGGAGCCGAAGTTCGCCCACGACGCCGTGGAGAGCTGGTTCGTCGTGCTGTTCAGGGCGAAGATAAGGCCCGTGAGGTTTCCGATAGGAATGTAGTACTCGTTATCCACCGAAAGCGTCTTACCGATACGTGTGGCGGAGACTACACTCATTTTATATTCATAGGCTAGATTTTATTTTAGAAATGCTAAGACTAATAAATTTAAGTCTCACTGGTACAATAGGAAAAGATGGACAATCTTCTGAATTTACCTTATACGTTCAACTCGGCAGAAAATGGACGCGTGAACCTGACCGGTGGTGGAGAGGTGGCGGACCGGATCCCTGGGTACCGGCATGAAACGAAAGTTGAGAATGATTTTGAGAATGATATGCTTCGTGGAAACTGGGAGACGACCGTACTTTCCTCGACCTTCTTTTCAAAGAAGAACATTGCTACGATCCAGAATGGAATCCGAAAGGGCGTGTTCGAAGGAAGCAAGCCGAAGGGATACGTGATTGATGAACAAAGTATAGATGAATTGAAAATCATTATGCGGGCGATCTATTATCAGTATGCCCGGAACATGCCTTCGGATGTGAAGGCGCAGGTAGAGGATTTGAACGAGAAGGTGATTGGCTGGTCGGTTCCTCACATTTTATCCGCGGTGGATCATTACTATTACTATTTGAATGATATCAGCCATCTACCGGTCCCGATGTCGATGCCGGTGAGCATGAGTTCGGCAGGGGCTAAGTCAATGCCGAACAATCCTTACATGTAAGGAGTTCGGTAAAGACCGAATAACCCGTATATGTAGAGTCTTCTATCTTTTTAAAGAGTATACGATACTCATAAAAAAGAGAGATACATTTAAAAAGAACGAATCATTTACTCTAATCCTAAGAAGGTTCGCCCAATTTTACTAGTTACAAACATACCACACCCGGAAGCAATTTGCATGTAAAATACATTAGTCTTCTTTGTGCAACATAGCAAATAGCCTGATAAACCAATAAATAGTAGTGAACTAATCCAGAATAATTTTGTAAAAAGATCCATTTTCTATTAAATAATCTAGAAAAGATGATAGGTCTATCTCGGGATCGAACCGAGGTTCTGGGATTCAAAGTCCCATGTCCTAACCACTAGACTAATAGACCATACAAGGAATTGTTCATCACCTTTTAGGCCGCAACTGTTCATGCCTTCACAGCAACGCGAATCTTCTTCTTCACAACTGTAGCCGTGCCTCCATTCGTAAGTAGGTCCTCCGTATGGCTACGCATCGAAGTCCAAGCCTTCTCAAACTCACCCAGATCACTCAGCCACATCGTAGCCGCAGTGGTCTTCTCTAGCAAGTCCACGGCTGTAGAGGCCTTTGCAACATGATCCTCCGCCTCCGCAATGGCTGCAGCCTTCACCCGATCCATCCGGAGTCGGAGCAGATACTCATAGGATTCAACGGCCTCCACCAACAGTGTCCCACTCAACGGGGGGAGCGAGTGAGACTTCATTGCCGCCACGATCGCCTCATCGGTCGATCGCCGCAGATCAATGGTACCCTCGAGAACAGCCCGGAGAAACCTCGCCTTCGCATCCGCCTCCACGGCCTCTGCCCGAAGACGATCAATCTCCTTCTGTCGCCTCTCCTCATACGCTCGGAGACGGGGAGCATAGAATGCCTCAAGGATATCGCCCACGCAGGTGTACCGGACAATCTTCATATCCGCATCGAAGCAAACCATATTGCTAGTGCGCCACGTCGTCGTGAGGCGGAAACGCTTCTCAAACTCAGCCGTATTCGCCTTCACGTCATCATAGTAGTCAGCATCGAGATAGAGATCGAACCGGACATCGACGTGATTGTAGAGGTCGTCGTAGTTCAGAAGAACACCCTTCTCCTTCTCACTACTCGTGCACAGCTCATCCAGGAAGGCCTTGTAGTCGTTTGTCCATGTGCCAACAGGAAGCTCCGTAATCGTCACACACTTCTTGGCATCATTGAACTCATAGAGACCACGCGTCTGCCACACCCCGTCGGACAGCATCGTCATGCGCCCCTTGAAGCCGATCCACCACGGCTGCAATGCGAGATTCTCCAGCGATGCGCGCCGTCCCGCAATACGATCACGCAGAAGGGCAATGATATCATTCGGGTTAAACGGAGGAATATCTGTACTAAACCCGGTACCAATTCCCACACAGCCGTTCACAAGCAGCATCGGGATAACCGGCCAATACGTCTCGGGCTCCACCATAAGCCCATCATCATCCAGGTACTTGAGAACACTGGTATCCTCCTTCCGAAAGATCGTGTTCACAATCGACTCAAGGTGAGTGTGGATATACCTCGGGCTCGCCGCATCCTTACCACCCATGAGACGAGAGCCGAACTGTCCAACGGGTGCGAGCAAGTTGATGTTGTTCGCACCCACGAAGATCTGGGCCATGCTCGTAATGGCCGCAGTGAGAGAGGCCTCGCCGTGGTGGTAGGCCGCATGCTCACTCACATAACCGGCCAACTGTGCCACGCGGATCTCCGACGTGAGGCCACGCTTCAGACAACCAAAGAGGATCTTGCGCTGCGAAGGCTTGAAGCCATCAATCAGGTGCGGGAGCGACCGGATATTGTCTGCGTTACTGAAATGGATCAGCTCATCGTGGATGAAGCGGGAGAAGTCCACGCGACCGCCATCACCTACCACAAGAAGACGAGCAGGATCATATCCGGCCAACCACTTCTTGCGGTCATCCGCCCGCTTCTTGCTAAAAGCAAGCGACAAGGTCTCATCTGTCTCCTGATCCCAGGTGTACTTGATCTCATGCAAGTTCTTGAACCACTCCTGAGCCTCAGCGGGTGTGCTGGTACCCAATCCCTTGTAGTACTTGAGACCCCAGCCACGAAGACCGGAGTCCCCGAGGCTGCTGCGCCAGCCATCGAACTCGGCCTGTGAATAGAAGCTGCGAACATCCGAGCGCTTCGTTGCCTTCAGCAAGGGAGTTGCAAGAGAGCAGACGAAGCCGGCCTTGAGAAGAGCAGGCCACTCGGCATGGAAGAGATTCATGAGAAGGCCCTTGATGTGCGACCCGTCCAAATCCTGATCCGCCATCACCATCACGCGACCGTAGCGGAGCGACTTCAAGTCCGAATACACCTTCTTTTGCTCGAGGCCCAGGATCTTCTTGATGGCGGTGAGCTCCTCATTCTTGCTGAACTTATCGGCACTTACGTCGCGTACATTCAGCATCTTACCCTTAAGAGGAAAGACGCCCCACCGCTCCCTTCCAACGATCTTGAGGCCGGTGATTGCGCTAGTCGCAGCCGAGTCTCCCTCTGTAAGAATGAGAGTGCACTCCGTCGACTTGTTCGTGCCGGCCAGAAGAGCATCCACCAGCTTCGGCATTCCACGCAGAGTCGTGCGCTTCTTGCCATCCGACTTCTTTGCCTCCCGGGCGGCCTTTGCGTCCAGAATGCTCTGGGCCTCATCGAGAAGTCCGAGCTTCACCAGGGCATCCAAGTACTTCGGAGTGCTCTTGAAGACGCTGCCAAACTTCGTGGCCGGGGTCGTGAGACACTCCTTCGTCTGAGAGTCGAATGAAGGATTCACAATTGTAGCGTTCACGAAGAACATTACCGTATCCTTGAGCTGAGAAGGTTTGATCTCGATCTTCTTCTTCTTGAGGGCCAACTCGCAGAAATCTCCGAGGATGTGGCGAGTTACCGTGTCGACGTGCTTACCTCCCTTGCGGGTGTTCACGCCGTTCACAAAGCTCACATGCTTTTCCTCGGAGGCGGAATCCTCGTCGTCAAAGAGAGTACTGGTGAGAACGGATGCAATCTCCCAGCGCTCGCTGCACTTCTCATAGGCGAGGCTGGCATCGTCCTTCACAAAGAGGCGAACGAACTTCTCGAACGTGTTGGTGGGAATCACAGCGCCATTCCAGGTCACCTTCACATCACGACCGGCCATCGCAGCAATCTCAATGGCACGAGTGTGAAGAACCTTCACCATGTCGTCCATGGAGAGACCGATGAAGCGGCCCAGGTCGGGAACGTAGGAGATACGGACGAATCCCTTGGCCTTGTCCTTCGTGATCGACGCCTTGCTGCAGGTGAGCATGTGATTCTTCCAGGTCTGGCTATACTTGAGGCCGTGCGCGGGAGACCGAGTCTCGACGGTGAACTCGTGGCTGAAGATGTTTGTGAGCTTGGCACCGTAGCCGTTCTTGCCGCCGACAATCTTCTCCTCCTCCTTGTTGTAATTGCCGCTCGTGAGAAGATGGCCAAAGATCATCTCAGGAACGTAGACTTTCTCAACAGGGTGCTCGACGACGGGAATACCATCGCCGTCATTCTCCACTGTGATACGCCATTGCCCTCCCGCATTCGTGGAAGAAACACCAATCTCGATATGCTTAATCGGGTTCGCCAACGTTGCACTGCGAACAAGGGCATCCCGCGCATTCACCACAATCTCATCAAACAGCTTATAGAAGCCAGGGTTGAACTTGAGAACCTCCTGCACCATCTTACCCTTCTCCACATCGTAGATCCAGCGGTGCTCATCATGTGTCTCCACTGAACCAATGTAGGTATCAGGGAGCTCAAGAATGTGCTCGCGGTGAGTGTGCTTCTTATAGGCTTCGGCGGTAGACATGGTTTTCTATACAGTGCCCGAGGGAACGTCTGGAGTCAATTTTAGGCAAGGGACCCCCCTTGCCTAAAATTGATATATTGGAGCATAAATAAAATACTCAACCTTTAGCCAATGGAATGCAACGCATGCAAACAATATGTGGACGATGTTCTTAGACAGCCCGTTCACCCACACGATGTCTATTATAAAAAATACAGACATTCTCGATATAACAGAATTGCTAGAGAAATGTGTGAACGTACAGTTGAAGTTCTAAATAAATGTGATCCATCCGAATATCAGCAATGTCAAAATATGAACCCGTATAGTTCATATCAAACAGAGTCTGTATTACCTCCTTTTCAATCAAAAATGGAGAGTTCCGATTACAGAAATGTGTTTCTTCACTCTATACGGATATTCCTCTCTTTTAAGAGAAAAAATCCCCATCTGTATTCAATTCTAAAGGAGTGTCTTTATTTGGCTATGGAGAATGGTGTGATTACAAAGAGTGGCTCGATATATGATTACGAAGACTGGTTTGCGCAGAAGTTTATCTTTCTATTGTACTACTTTCCTTCTGTGCATCAAGAGCATATGCCAAAACCTCTACCAGTAGCGGCGCCAGCGGCACCTCTAACAATACGAATTACAATTGCTGTTGAAGAGTATGATGATCTTTACCAGTGAGTTTACTTTCTCACCATCATAAGAATCTTATCATTGTCCCAGCCAGGAGACCATTTGTTCGTATGTTCGGCCATGAAGAAAGCATAGAAGCTCAACTTTTCCTTGATCGGCTCAATAATTGCCAGATAATCCTTATCCTCTACATTCCGAAAGACGTCCTCCACAATAAGAAGTCCACCAGGATTCATAAAATCAATCGCCACCTCTAAGATATTTTTTTGATCAGCCACATTGTGAGAGGAATCATCAATAAGCAGATCAAACATGGATCCGGTGACCCCGAGTCCCGCACGAATACTTACTACATCATTTACATTCATATTCGTAAAGGAGGCGTTCGGAATACCGAACCCGCGCGCATTTGCGAGGAAGTTATTGTCGCAATCATAGAAGGCGAGCTTGGCTGCGGGGGTGAAATACTGGCTCCACATGGCCACGCTCGCACCTCCTGCCACCCCGATCTCTCCAAACTGGATGGGGCGATGGCGATACGGGGCAAAGAGAAAGGAATAGATCGGTGTATAAGGATGACGGTGTCCTACTGTATTAAAAGGGCTCTTATCCGTTCCGTACTTTGCACCGAGAAAGCAGAGATCGGTGGGGGCACGGCTTGACTCCACTGTATAGGTGGGGATCATTCTTGTAAAGTATTCCTCTACCTCTTTTAGGCAGAACATTAACGTCGTGACTCTATTCTAAGGAAGTATTGGCTTCCTTAGAATATAAGTCCCACGACCTAACTGGTGATAAACTCTGCAATAAAGAAGCTCTTTGAGCTTCTTTATTTCTGAGTATCACTGGTAGATGAAAGAAGAAGGATCTACCGATGCAAAGCAGTGCCCTTGGTGTGCGCGATGGTGTCTAAAAGATGCGGCATGTGCCTATGTCTTTGCATGCGGCCTCGATACGAATAACAAGTTCCATGTTGGCCAAGGGTGTGGTCGCACCTGGTGCTGGGCGTGTGGTAAAAAATACTGCAGCACATACCATGATCCTGCCACGGGACAACGCTTACCGACGGCAAAAGATAATCACAATCCTTTTTGTTGTCGTGAAGAGGCTGGATTCAAGGAGGAGGACTATTGTGGAGGCGGGCATTCAGGGCATTGTGCAAGGCGATGGTCTTCTTAATTTTAAGTTCATAAGGTACCGTCGTGACTAAAAAATAAGGAAGTTAAAACTTCCTTATTTTTTATGTTATACGACCAACTAACCAATGAATCTTAGACCAGCGAACATTTTAAACTGGCACCAATCTAAATTTAGTAATTAAATGTGTTTTCTTCTTTTTTGGGTATGACTACGAGGCTTTACACCAAAAGGAAGAAGCATTTCTTTTCCAAAGTCATTATCACGCTTACGAGTAAGATTACTAATTTTTACACCGATTTTGGGAGCACGAACAATATAACGTTTATCCTCTCGTTTTTTTACAATCCATCTAAAACGTGGTCTCTTAGTTCCAGGTAAATGTATAAGGAGAACCTCTCCAACATAAGGGTCTGATGTCATATTACTCTATATAATTATTTTTTTAGTGCCGATTTGAAATGTTCATTGGTCTAAAA